TCATTACCGCCGCTGGCACGTATAGCTTCGTGGGCAACACGTTCAGCGGCTACGGCGCGGGCGGATCGACCGACGCGGCCATCTATAACAACAGCGGCGGGGCGGTGACGCTCAACATCAGCGGCGGCGGCGGTACGCCGACCGTCCGCAACGGGGCGGGCGCCAGCACCACGGTCAACAACACGGTCAGCATAGAAATCGTGGCAAACGTCACCCTTTCGGGTGCGGAAGTGCGAATATATGACTTCGACAACACGCCGGCCGGCACCTACGGCACCGCCCTGGCGGGGACTGAAAGCCATGGATCGGCGACGTACACCTACAGCGGTGCCGGCGGCAATACGATTTGGATTCAAATTATGAAAGACGGATATGTTGAGTTTGGCCAGCAGTACACCATGCCGGGTGCAAACGGTACGTTGAACATCACCCTCGTCGCAGACACTAACGCTTAAAGGAGCGCGCCACCATGGCACTGATTGACCATACCAACTATGCCACTACGCTGAAGGAGTCGACCAACCCGCGCGGCTCGACACCGAACGGCAACGTCTATTTCGACGCGGCTAACAACGAGATTCAGTTGATCGGCGTCAACGAGCTGGCCACCGTCGACTTTGGCTCCGGCCCGGTCACCAACCCGTTGAACAACACCGACGGCATCACCCTGCGCGCGCTGTACAACTTTGAAAACAGCCGCCGTCGCGTCAATGAAACCCTGCGAACCTACGAGCGCGGTACGGCCGGTAACTACCGCTTCGCCGGCGCGTACTCATTCGTCAACGGCGTCAAGCTGGACGCCAGCGATCGGAACAAAATCCGCAGCTCTGGCTGGATCGAGTTTGCCAACACCGGCGACGGTGCGACCGACGTGGACCGCATTTACCACGGCGTCGTCTCGCTGGTGGATGTGCAGGCCGCCACGGTTCCGTATTGGTCGCTGGTCACCGCGACCGACGAGACCACTCTACAGGCCGCGACCTGGACCAACTTCGTCCGCGCCGGTGACATCAACGAAGCCGTGCAAGTGTACGGCAGCACAGCGTTTGGCGACACTGGTGCCGGTAACTTCGACTACACCACTCGTACCCTTGTGGTGCGCGTGCGCAGCTGGGGCTACAATCCTGGCGAAACCACGTCGGTGGCGTCCGGTATTTCGGAATTCTCCGGTAACTCGGCCGGCTACGGTGTCGGCGAGTCGCTGAACCCGTCAAACAGCTACGCGCTGGCCGACGTCTTCGGGGGCGCGGCGATTGCACCGTGGTCGACCATGACCTTGGAAAAACTGGCCAGTCCGCAGACCGAAACCGGATTCAACGAGTCCAACGGCAACTTTACCTGGGTCTTGAACAACCCGGCCGGCGGCACCGTGCAGCAGTGCGCTGCGTATCTGGACGCGCTGACCCTGCAGAGCACTGACATTGACTCCGGCGCTGGCAGTTATATCGGCACCAAAGGCCGCGTCTGGTACACCCGCAACGCGGCCGGTAAAGTGGTCACCAGCTCGATCGGCGGCGCGGGTCTGTTCATTGAAGGTTTGAGCACGGCCGAGAAACAGAACGTGATCATGACCGACAACGCCGGCGCGACCAAAACCTACCCGTTCTTCCCGGACGTGCGGATTACCGTCGGTGCCGCGGCCATCGCCGACACCAACGCCTGGTACCACGTGTTCTACGTGGATGGCGCAGCTGGTGCCGACTTCGATACGGCCAGCGCAGTGACCGTCAATGACTCCGCCGGTAATCCGGTCAAAGGCAATGTCGCAGCCAACGTGTCCGGCGGTAAGATCAGCTTCGCCTACGCCTACGACACCAACACCCAGGCTGGACTCGCCGCCGGCGTAGACAAATCCTGCGTGGTGATTGTCGAAGGCGACGGCGGTGCAGCGCAAGCCATCACATACTTCACCATTACCCGCAGTACGGTTGTTGCCGTTACCTGCGCCCCGCCGTCGGACAACAACGCGTAAGGAGACAGTCGTATGGGCATTGTTACCCGTGCGGGTAAAGGACAAGCGCTGACGCACGCGGAGCTCGACAATAATTTTGTCGAGCTCCGTGATCGGCCCGATGGGCAGGTTTATCCGGCCGCGTCGGGCATCGGGCTGAAGCTCGATACCGACACGCCGGACTACGGCTGGCACGACTTGACCGGCGAGATCCACCAAGACTTGAGCAACAGTCTGTCGACGCCGGCGGTGTATGTCGGCGGCATCAAGCAGTATCAGTTTGACGTGGGCAACGAAGCGGTCATGGAGTTTCACATGCCGCACGACTACGCCCCGGGCACGAACATGTTCATCCACGCCCACTGGTCGCACAACAACAACGCGGTCACGACCGGCTCGGTGACGTGGCAGTTTGAGATCATTTACGCCAAAGGCCACAACCAAGCGGCGTTCTCGACCCCGTTGCTGGTGCAGGCGGTACAGACGGCCAGCACCATCCGCTACCAGCACATGATTGCCGAAACCCAGGCGTCGTCGGCCGGCGGCGCTGGCGGCATGATTGATACTGGTCAGTTGGAAGTGGACGGTATCATGATCGTGACCGTGCGTCTGCTGGCCAACACCATGGACGCCGGTGCCAAACCGTTCCTGCACGCCGTCGACCTGCATTACCAGTCCACCAGCTTGCCGACCAAGAATAAGGCTCCGGTTTTCTATGGCTGACATCGTCACGCTCTATGTTGACGCCGGATATGTAGTTGAAGGCTACATGGCGGACTACGCGACGACGAAAATTCACCACATGGATCTGGCGACCAAGCGGATATACCTGAACCCCGGCGTCACCGAATACCATCCGGTCGACGACATTTACAAGGAAGTCCGGTTCATCCGTAGTCAGGACATTTCGCTGCGGGTGGCTTTGCTACCCGTGCGCGCGGAAGGCTCGATTCCTAAAGGCGGCGGGAAATTCACGCCACGGCTGGCCGTGTTCCAGCACGGCTGGCGGATCGTGCCGGCCGACGAGACCCACTCCCTGTATATCACTGGCGAGCAGATCACCGACGACGGGCAGTCCGGCCCTGCCGTGATGAACACGGCCGTACTGTCGCCCGGGACCAATGTGACCATCCACTACGAGCCGCCGGCCGCTGAGCTGGTCGGTGCCGAAGGCGGCACAGCGCCGACGGCCGCGGAAGTGGCTACGGCCGTCCGGTCTGAGCTGGCTGCCGAGCTGCTGCGGGTCACTGAGCTCTGGCAGAAAGAAGGCCTGTCGCCCGACCTGGCGGTCACGGTCACCAAAACAAAAATCACGGCTGGAGACCCCCTATCGCCCACAATTGAAATATTATTGTCGGGAGATCTGCGGAACACGACCACCATGGAGCGCCAATGAGCACCAGCTTGGGCATCGCCACTGAAGGACTGCTGCAAGAAGAAGGCGGCGGCGGGAGCTGTGTCAAAGTCGTTGCGCGCGAAAACATCACGCAGAAAGTTTCTCGGTCTGTTGAGCAGCGCACGGCGACGCGCGCAGCCAACGGTAATTCCGCCGCGCGAGTATCGGTGCAGAACAGCGCGAGTCAGCAGACCAACCAAGTTGCCGCTGCCCGGCTTAAGACCGCTGCGGTTGTCGTGACGACAGCCTGCCCCGCAACGGCAACTCCGACCCCTGATCCCCCCGCCGGCAGCGGCACTCTTGATACGGTGTCCAAAGTGAACGGGCACATCCAGCCGATGTACGCAGGCCAAGTAGTCTGCTCGGTAGCCGGCGAGTGGCAGCCGGCCGCATCCACGCTGTCGCGGTTTGAAGCAGTGGGCATGCTGGTCGATGAAGTGCTGCTCGCCGGCGCGGCCGGCCGCGCGCAGACCACCGGCGTCATTACTTTGACCGCCCCGCAGTGGGACTTGGTGCAGACCAATGTTGGTGGGCTGGTGCCGGAGTCCGACTATTACCTGCATCCGGCGGGTAAAATCACGCACGATCCGGATCTGATCGGCACTGCCGTTTTGGTACGTGTCGGGTACGCTATCAACAACACGCAGTTTTCACTCGACATCGAACCCCCTATTCTTCTATAAGGAGCTCCAATCATGGCCGCAAAAACCCCAATTACCCTGTATGCCGGTCAGCTTGGGCAGCTGCAGACTGGCGATTACGTCGACATCGCATTCGGCGGTACGGGCGCGACCACTGCTGCCGGCGCGCGAACCGCGCTTGGTCTGGCGATCGGCACCAATGTCCAAGCCTGGGACGCCGACCTCGACGCCCTGGCTGCTCTCGCTGCAACGGGCGGCATGCTCTCGCGCACCGGCGCGGGCGCTTTTGCCGTCCGTACTATTGCCGGCACCGCGTCTGAAATTGCGGTAACCAACGGCGATGGCGTTGCTGGCGCACCGACCATCGGGCTGGCGACGTTTGCCAACGGTTCCGGCGGTACGTTCCTGAAATTCACCCGCGACACTTACGGCCGCATTAGCCAAACCACCGCTGTCGTCGCCGGCGACATTACCGCGCTGGTCAACGGCACTTACGCCCCGATCGCCAGCCCGACCTTCACCGGTACGGTCACGCTGCCGACTTCGACCCCATCGGCCGCGCTGGAAGCGGCGTCGAAAGGCTACGTCGATGCCATGGTTGCCGGCCAGCGAGTTCAAGACTCGGTACGCGTCGCCACCACCGCCAACGGCACCTTAGCGACCGCGTTTGCCAACGGCCAGTCGGTCGATGGCGTGACCCTGGCCACCAACGACCGGATCTTGATCAAGAACCAGTCGACCGGCGCTGAAAACGGCGTCTACATCGTGCAGGCGTCCGGCGCTCCGGTCCGCGCGACCGACTTTGACGGCAATAGCTCGACCGGTGAAGTGGTCGGCGGCGCAACGTTCTGGGTCAATGAAGGTTCGACCCAAGCCGACACCGGCTGGACTCTGACCAACGACGGCACCATCACCGTCGGCACTACGGCGCTGACCTTTACCCAGTCTTCGGGTCTGGGCCAGGTTACCGCCGGCAACGGTCTGACCAAAACCGGCAATACGCTCGATGTCGGCACCGCGTCCAGCGCCCGCATTGTGGTCAACGCGGACAACATCGACTTGGCGACCGTTGCCAACGGCGGCACCGGCACGCTGTACAAAGTGACCGTCGATGGTTACGGCCGTGTCACCGGCTACGTGGCTCCGGTCTTTGCCGACCTGCCGATGGACGCTACGCTGACAGCGCTGGCTGGCTTAGATGCTACCGCCGGTATGGTAGTGCAGACAGCTGCCGACACGTTTACCAAACGCACCATTACCGGTACTGCCGGCCGCATTGGTGTCACCAACGGTGACGGCGCTTCTGGCGCGCCGACGATCGATCTGGCCAGCGGTGTTGCTACCCCCGGCACTTACACCTCGGTCACCGTCGACACTTACGGCCGCGTCACTTCCGGCAGTACCGGCGGCGGCGTAATGACCACCGACGCTTTCACCAACGGCGAGGCGTCAGCCATTGCCATCGGCCGCGCGGTTTACTGCTCGGCTGCAGGTTCGGTCAAACTGGCCAACGCCAACGCTGCCGGCACGACTATTGTGGTTGGTTTGGTCGCTGCGACTTCGATCGCGTCTGCGGCATCTGGCGCTATTGCCAACTCGGGCTTTTTGACTGCGACCACGGGTGAGTGGGACGCTGTCACCGGCCAGACCGGCGGGCTGACTTTTGGCGCGACCTATTATCTGGACAACGCGACGGCCGGTAAAATAACCAGCACCGCGCCTGGATCTGGGTATGTCGTCGCCGTCGGCGTGGCGATGTCGACCACGAAGCTCGCCATTCAGATCAACCGTCCGATCCAGCTGTAAGCCATGCCTGATTTTGTATCTCTCCAGTCAGGGCTTTTGAAAGTTGCGGCAGGCAGCGCGTCGGCACAGGTCGACGTGTTTACTGCGTCTGGTACATGGACTAAACCGTCTGGCGCAAAATCCGTCGAGATTATTGTCATTGGCGGCGGCGGCGGCGGTGGTGCGGGGTGTAAACGCGCTGCAGGCACTACTCGATACGGTGGCGCAGGGGGTGGTTCTGGCGGCAGGTCGCATGTTTTTACTTCAGCTACAGGACTTGGCGCAACAGAAACTGTTACTGTCGGTGCGGGCGGCGCAGGCGGAACTTCTGCTACAGCAAATGACACAACAACAGGCAACGCAGGTACTGGTGGCGGCACTTCATCTTTTGGGTTAGTACTCAAAGCGACAGGCGGCGGTGGCGGTGGTGGCGGTGCACCAACACAACCTACAGGTGGAACTGTAGGTACAGGCAGTTTAAGCTCAGGCGGCACTGGTGGCGGCAGCCAACCTACGTACGCGTCAACTGGTGGCGCAATATCAAATCAGATCACTAATGCTAACGCATATTCTCCTACGGCAAACGGCTTTGCGTCTGGTTCAGGCGCAGTAATAACTTACGCGAATTTGGGTAGTGGAGATCTCGCCGCCGGCGCAGGTGGTGTTGGCGCTGGAGCTACCGGCGGTGCAGGCGCATCTTTAGACGCTCCGTACTTTTTAGCGTCAGGCGGGGGCGGGGGAGCATGCAACATGTCTGGAAACGGTGGCACTGGCGGCGCTGGGGGTGGATACGGTGCTGGCGGTGGCGGCGGTGGCGCTGCTACAAACTCTGTTGGAAATAGCGGCGCAGGTGGACTTGGCTCTGACGGCGCAGTCATTGTAATCACATATTTCTAAGGATCGATATGCGTATAGCTCTTATCCAAGATTCAATCGTAGTCAATGTTATCATCGCGTCCGAAACCTGGACCGCGCCCGATGGGTACATTGCGTACCCGCTGCCCGAAGGCTCGACTGTCGGTATCGGCGACGTGTACGACGGCGTCGACGGTTTTGCAAAAGCTGCTTCGCCCGCACCTTCTGCAATTATGTCGAAGCTCACGTTCATGCGGCGCTTCACGCCTGAAGAACGCATCGCTATTCGCCAAGCTGCTGTGCAAGATGTCGTACTTGCCGACGCGCAAGAGTTACTGAACCTAGCGCTTGAAATCGATCTCAACGATCCGGATACCGTGCGCACACTGCAATACATGACGTTTCTCGGGCTTGTTACCGCAGAACGCGCTACTGAAATTCTCACCCCGTAGGAGCTCGCCCCATGATTACCAGTGCACAGTGTTTGAAAGTGATTGGCCCACCGGAACTTGAAAAAGACATGGTGGTGTTCGACGTCCCGACGCACCTTGAAATGGGCGTCATCCCTAAGAAGGTGTACTGCAACAAGCGCATGGTTGGTCCGCTGACTCAGGCGTTCCAGAACATCGTCAACCGCGGGCTGGTTACCCAGCTCAAGACCTGGGATGGCTGTTTCAACATTCGGAAAAAGCGCGGTGCCGGATCTCCGTCCCTGCACAGCTGGGGTCTGGCCATCGACATCAATGCCGCGTGGAATGGTTTTGGCAAGCCGCCGACCATGTCCAAAGAGCTGGTGAAGTGCTTCACCGATGCCGGCTTCGACTGGGGTGGCGTCTGGGGCAAGCCGGACGGCATGCACTTCCAGCTGTCCAGCCTATAAAAAACTCCTAGGCGAAGGGGTTTCGCCGAAAAGTTTCTGATAACATCAGCTTACACGTCAACGCACTGAACAAGGAGATAGGGGAGTGCTTAAGGAATCCACCGTAGCAATCACAATCGGGGCGCTTAATGCCTTGGGCGTCGCCACCAGTGCGACAATTTTTGGCGTATCCGATCAGGCGTTGCAGCCGTTTATCGGCACGACTGTCAGCGCGTTCATTATGGCAGTGCTGGGGGCGCTGCTGGCCATGGGCGTTGCCAAGCCGTTGACCCCGCGTTCGCACATGTGGCTGATCTTTGTCGCATCCTTTGTGCTGGGCGCTGGGCTGACTGCGCTTACGCCGCACCTGCCGGTGATAGGCGATGGCTTAGCCAAAGCCCCGGCCGGCCCGATGGCGCTGTTGACCAGTTTCTTTTCCCGCTGGGCGCTGCCGGTAGCGATTGAAGAAGTGCCCAAGCGTCTCAAATCCGTAATCAGCGGCAATCCCGTACCCAAAGAACCATCAGGAGAGTAAAGCCATGTTCCTCGCATACGCTATCATTTTTGCCTGTTTCATTATTTTGGTGAATCTGGTGCCCCGCATTAACGACATGCGCGGGCACGCGATTTGGAAAGACCAACGAACAGCCGCGCGATTCATTGGGCTGTGCCTTACCGCGCTGGCGTGTCTCTGGGTCAGTTTTGCTATACTGTCCCCAGCCGTGCTTGGCCAAGACTACGCTATCCTGTGCTTGTTGATCGGCGTCGGCATCACCTGGACTACGTCGCCGAGCATTAGCAAAAGCTGGATTGATTACATGTTCCACTCCGGTGAAATGACCCCGCGCCGCCGCGTTACTGACAAAGTCGAGCAAAAATGAACCCGATCCCCTTCTACCAGCGTCCTTTGTTTATCGTCTCCGCCGCGCTCGCGTTGTCCGCGCTGCTGAATGTCGGTTTCCTTGTGTACACTGGTTGGCAATGGGGTGAGAAAAAAGCTGAAGCCCAGCTCGCGGCGACCAAGTCCCAGCTTGCAGCGGCCAACACCGCGCTCGCCGTGACTGGCGTAATGGCTGAAAAAGCCGAAGAACGCCGACTGCAGGTACTTGACGAGCTGGCCGCAATCGCCGAACGCTCCCGCGAAACGCGGGTGATTTACAAAAACGCGGCCGCTGCCGCACCTTTGGACGCCAGCTGCAAGCCCGGAATCGGACGCGTCCAAGCCGTAAACGCCAATCTTGGCCCGGGAGATAAACCGTGAAGCCACTGACTTTACTGCTGCTGTTGGGACTGACCGCCTGTGCCGGCCGTCAAGTAAAGGTCGAACCGCCGACATTTGCGTGTCCTGACGCTTGCGCCACGCCCTGTGTCGCCGAAAACGGCGACACGGGCATCCGCTGGGAAGCCGATCCGGACAGCCCCGAAGCATGGGACGACCTGGCCGGCAGCGTGCTCGATCTGCTGGTGCAGAAGCTCCGTACCTGCGAAGTGAACCGGAGCACCTGCAACAAGTGCATCCAGAATTTGAAAGACCAAGGGGTTATCCAGTGAGCGCGCTTGAAATTGAAGCGCTCAGCACCCTGGCCGACGATGAAGCCAACTTTGTCTACAACGTCGAAATCCTGAATCTCCCGACCAAAAAAGCCGCCGATCTGGCCGGCATGGAAGCCCACAAAATATACGCCCCCCACGTCAAACAAGCGCGCGAAGTCGTCCGCGCCGAATTGAACAGTCGAGTCAATATCAGCAAAGACGACGTGGTGCGGGGCATGCGCGACGCCATTGGCCGTGCCCAGATCCTTGGCGAGCCCATGACCGAGATCGTTGGCTGGGAGAAAATCGCCAAGCTGCTGGGATACGAAGCCCCGCAAAAACACGACGTCAACGTTACCGCCACCATCGAAGCTCTGCAGGGCAATCTCAAAAGCCTGCCGGACAGCGAACTGTCGAAGCTGGTCAACGCCAGCGACATCATTGACGTTGAATTTTATGTGGTAGGTAATCGTGACCAAACCAGTTAAAAAGCGCAGTCTGGTTGTCGCCAAGCCCCAACTGGACGCTGGCGTCGAGTGTCGTGCCTGCGGCGAACGCCGCGAACTGGTCGACTTCCGCGTGTTCCAGCCCGGGCAGCCGCCGGTCTACATGGACTTTTGCTCGTATTGCGAGCAGCAGCACGGCACGCTGGTGTTATATCGCCGATACAACGCCTACGGCACCGCCGACGTAATCCGCGCCGTATTCGCCGCCAACCGCACTCCGGAAAAGCACCGGACGGCCGAGCAGATCCGTTTGCTGGTCCAGCCCAAAAAGATCGAGCTCCCTGAGAATCGGGAAGCCATGGTCATGCAGGAAATGGCTCGCCGCGAGCTGGCGCGTCGCCGGCTGATCTATTTTACGACCACCTTCAAGCCCGGATACATGCCGGGGTGGGTTCACCAAGACATCTGCCGCCGGCTGGAGAAATTCGTGGCCGATGTTGAGCAGGGGCTGTCGCCGCGGTTGATGCTGTTTCTCCCCCCGCGTACCGGCAAGTCCGAGTTGGCGTCCGATCAATTCCCGTCCTGGGTGCTGGGCAAGCACCCCGACTGGGGCATTATTTCGACCAGCTACGCCCAGTCCCTGCCGGTCGGTTTCAGCCGGAACATCCGGACGCGCCTGCGCGACCCTGAATACAACGCCATTTTCCCCGATACCAAGCTGGCGCCCGACAGCCAAGGTATCGAAGCATGGCACACCACCAAGCACGGCGGGTACATCGCGGCCGGTATCGGCACCGGTATCACCGGTAAGGGCGGCAACATTCTGATCTGCGACGACCCCGTCAAAGACCAAGAAGCCGCCGACTCCGAGCTGATTCTCGAGAACACATACAACTGGTACCAGTCCACGTTCCGCACCCGTCTCGCCCCGGGCGGCGGAATCTTGATCATTCAGACCCGCTGGAAGTTTAACGACCTGTCCGGCCGGCTGCTGGAAGACGACGAAGCCTTGAAAAAAGCCGGCGTGCCGGCCGTCGAGCGCGAAAACTGGGAAGTGGTCGAGTACGCGGCCCTGGCCGAGTCCAACGAATACTTGCTCAAAGACGGCACCATTCTGCAGGGCGAGCCCTACGATATGGGCGAAGTCAGCCGGCTGCTGCGGTCAAAAGGTGAAGCCCTGCACCCCGAACGATACAGCACCCAAGACATGCGCCGGCTTCGGAACGTCCTGTCGGGCTCGATCTGGACGGCGCTTTACCAGCAGAAACCGACCCCCGACGAAGGCGATTTCTTCAAGCGGGACGACTTTGTGTACCGCTGGCTCGATCCGGCGTACCGGCCGCTGTGCAACATTTTCCTCTGCGTGGACTACGCCATCGGCAAAAAAGAACGCAACGACTTCACCGTAGCGGGGGTTTTTGCCTTAGACTCTGCTGACAATCTCTATGTTTTGGAGATCCGCCGCGGCCGCTGGGGTACTATGGACATCGTGAACAACGTGACAGCCCTGATTGAGCGACACAAACCCCAGGTCTACGCTGGGGAGCGCGGCTCACTCCACATGGCAGTCTGGCCGCTGATCGAAGCTGCCTTGCAGGCCAAGCGCCTGTACATCACCGTCGACGAGTCTTTGGTTCCGATTCAAGACAAACAAGTCCGTGCCCGCCCCCTACAAGGCCGAATCCAACAGCGAAAATTTATCTTCTCCCATGACGAAAGTACCCGTCCGGAGATATATGATATAACCGAGCGCGAAATGCTGCAGTTTCCAAACGGCCAGCACGACGACATTGTCGACTGTCTGGCCTGGGGCGCACGTCTCGCATTGAACTTGTCGCTGCCTAACGCGCAAGCCGTTCCGAAGACTCACGCCAGCTGGAAAGATAAGCTCAACGGCATGACTTCCAGCGGCGGGCGCAACTTCATGATAGGGTAACAATGGCTACCGAATTCGACACCGTACAATCTCAGTACCAGAATTACCGTTTCTGCTATGACAACGGACATTCTGATTGGCTGCGCACCGCCAAGACCTGCTTCGATTTCTACTCCAACAAGCAGTGGGATCCGAAGGACAAGGCCAAGTTGGAACGCGAAGGCCGTCCGGCGCTGACCTTGAACGTGATCGAATCGCTGGTTCGCTCGATGCAGGGTATTCACCGTTCGCTGCGCAATGACGTGCGCTTTGTGCCCGTGGCTGACGCCAGTATGGCTGACGCAACCCTGCGCAATCAGACATGGCTGCACATCCAGCAGCAGAACGACTTTGACTACCTTGAGTCGCACGTATTTAAGAAAGGCCTGATAATGGGGCGCGCGTATTACGACACGCGCATGAAATTCGACGAGAACCTGCAGGGCGAAGTCTGCATTACCAGCCCACGCAGCCAAGACGTCATTCTGCACCCATCGGTCGACGAATACTCGCCCAAAACCTGGCCGGAAGTTTTTATTCGCCGCTGGGTCAGCGCCAATGACATTGAAGCGCAGTTTGGCAAAGACAAAGCCAAATACATCATGAACTCACCGATCCCGGACTTCTACGACTATGAAGACACCTTCATGGCGCAGCAGATGGGGAACCTGCCGTATTATCAGCACCACCATATCGACACCACGCTTATGCCGCACAATCGCGGCCACCTGCTGCTTGACCGGCAGTACATCAAGGTCAAGCGCAAAGAGCACTTTATTGACCTGAAGACCGGCGATACGTCCGAGATCCCTGAAAACTGGGACCGCAACCGCATCGCCGCGTTCCTTGAGAAAGTCCCGGGCATCAGCACCATCAAACGCGACGTCAAAACGATCTGCTGGGCAGTCACGGCCGGCGGTATCGTGTTGCACGAAGAAGACAGCCCGTACAAGAATTTCACCATTGTGCCGTTCTTCCCGTCGTTTATTGACGGCATCACCATGGGCGCAGTCGAGTCGCTGATCGATCCGCAGCGCATGTACAACAAAGTGACCAGCCAGGAACTGCACATCATCAACACCACCGCCAACAGCGGTTGGAAAGTCCGGCGCGGTTCGCTGAAAAACATGACCATTCAAGAGCTGGAACAGGTCGGTGCCAAGTCGGGCTTTGTCGCCGAGCTGGACGATATTGCTCAAATGGAGAAAATCACCCCGAACAGCACCCCGCAGGGGCACGACCGTCTGTCGTTCAAGGCCGACGCCATCATGCGCAACCTGTCTGGTATCTCCAATCAAGGCCGTGGTTTTGCCCGGGAAGACGTGGCCGGCGAAGCCATCATGGCCAACCAAGCCGCCCAAGACATCAACTTTGCCGACTGGCTGAGCAACCTGCACTACTCAAAAGTGCTGGTCGCCCGCAACTGCATGGACCTGGCGCAGACCTATTACACTGAAACCCGCGAAATCATGATCAACCGCGGAACGGCGCTGGCTCCGGAAATGGAGTCCGTAGTGCTGAACCAGCCGGCCCCGCAAGAAGAAGGCATGCCCATGGGCGCGCCTGATCAGCCTGCTCCGCCCCCGACACTGCTCAACGACATGACGCGCGGTAAATACAGCTGTGTTCTGGTGCCCTCGCCAATGCGCACCTCGATGGCCGAAGGCGACTTCAAGTTGCTGCTGGAACTGCGTCAACTGGGTATTGGCATCGACGACAAGCTGCTTATCGAGCTGTCGCCGGCGATCAACAAGACTCAGATTATGGACAAACTGGTCGGCGACTCCAACCAGCAGCAAGCCGAAGCTGCGGCGCAGCAGGCACGTATTGCTCAGCTGGAAGAAGCGCTCATGCAAGCTCAGGCCGAAAAAGAAGCGGCTGCCGCCAAACTCAACAGCGCCCGCGCCGACAAGTTTGCCGTGGAAGCCGTTTCCGACCCAGACGCCAGTTACGAGCGTATTGAGCAACAGCGCATTGAGCGTGAAGACGCCCGCGACACTCAGCGCATTGAGCTTCAGCGCCAGAAACAAATCCAAGATTACGACGTGGCCAAAGAAGCCAACGCCATCAAACGGGAGCAGGCGAAGCGCAGCGCCAGCTCACCCCCTAAAAAATCTGCGCCCCAAAAACGTAAGTAAGGAGTTTCTATGAACATCGAAAACCAACCGCTTGGCGGTGACGAAGACGATCTCAGCACCGCTGATTTCGGGAATGACCTGAATCCACCGGCAGCTGAACCGCCGGCTGACCCGCCGCCGGCCGATCCGGCGGGCGACCCCGCTTCTGCGGATGGTGGCCCGCCGGCGGGCGGCGACCACGAAGGTGAAGACCCCGAAGCCAGCTCGGTGCCCTACGGCCGGTTCAAAGAAGTCAACGACGCCAAAAAGACGCTGGCCAGCCAGCTGGCTGAGCGCGAAGCTGAAATTGCCGCCTTGAAAGCGGCGCAAGCTCCGCCACAGCCGGCCGCGCCGGCAGAGCCGCCGGCTGATCCGATCGCTCAGTTGGGAAGCCAGCTGGACGAGCTGTATGACCAAGTCGAAAGCTTGCGTTTGGAAGGCGAAACCAAAGAAGCCGCTAAAGTACAACGCCAGATTGACGGTATCAACCAAGAAATTCTTTTGGAAAAATCCCGCCGGATTGCCGCCCAGACCAATTCTGTAACCAAAGTGGCTGAGCAGTACAATAAATATCTGGACGCTCTGGAAAGCGCGTTCCCTGAACTGGTCAAAGGCACCGACGCGTTCGACCCTGCAAAAGTCGAAGACATCAATGTCACGGCAGGTGCCTATGAAAAAGCAGGCATGCACCCCCTGAACGCCATCAAAAAAGCGACCAAGTTGGTGTTGGGCCAGACGTTGGAAGACCGTCTGGCTGCGGCCGCAAAAGCTGCCGCCCCGCCAGATAAACCAGCCGCCCCGGCTGCCCCGGCGACCAAACCGCGCGATCTGAACAAGGCGGTCGATGCCGCCAACCGTCAGCCGCCGGATATGACCACCGCCGGCGTCAATCGGGACGACACCAAAATCGACGTTTCCCGTCTGTCGGACGAAGAATTCGACAAACTCCCCCTGTCCAAACAGCGGGAGCTCCGCGGAGACTTCGCTTAAAAAAATATGGGAAAGCCCTTGCAAACGCAGGGGCTTTCTTTTATCGTTATCTCAGCCCGACCAGTGGCGTCAAACTGGCCCGTCTCGTAGCGCGGATCAAAGCATACGTATCATCGCCGGTGCTGCCCTGGGCGATAACAGAGGCGGAACAGTAATATCGTTCTTTTCACTTCCCCTTTTACTTTTCAGGAGCACATAGTATGGCAACCACCAACTTCGCTGCCCTTACTGACGAGCAATATACCGTATGGTCTCGCTCGTTCTGGAAGGAAGCTCGCAACAAAACCTTCATCATGTCGTTCGCCGGTTCCGACAGCAACGCCATGGTCCAGCGCATTACCGAACTCCGCAACACCACCGACGGTGCCCGCGCAGTGATCACCCTCGTCAATGACAGCACCGGTGACGGCGTGGTTGGCGACAACACGCTGGAAGGCAATGAAGAAGCGCTGAAATCGACCGATATGGTCATTCAGCTGGATCAGTGGCGTCACGCCCACAAGTCTGCCGGCCGTATGTCCGAGCAGAAATCCATCGTCATGTTCCGCGAAGAAGCCCGCGACAAACTGTCGTACGCCGCTTCCCGCGTGATGGACGAGCTGGCTTTCCTGACCCTGTCCGGCGTCAGCTACGCGTTCAAGCCCGATGGCTCCGCCCGCGTCGGTTCGCAGCTCCCGCAACTGGCTTTTGCCGGTGACGTCGCTGCCCCGTCGGCCAAGCGCCACATCCGCTGGGACGCCAGCACCGGCATCGAAGTCGGTGACACCAGCCAAGTCGCTGTTGCCGACACCCCGTCGTGGGAAATGCTGGTTGAATTGAAGGCCCACGCGGTCGACAAATTCATCCGTCCCATGCGCAGCGCTGACGGCGTCGAGTGGTACAACGTCTTCATGTGCCCGCAAGGCATCGCCAAGCTGAAGCAAGATCCGAACTTCCTGGCCGCATGGCAGCATGCCCAGAAGCGCGGTGATGACAACCCGTTGTTCTCCGGTACCGCCCACGGCGGCAAGAAAGGCATCTACATCGATGGCCTGAACATCCTGGAATACCGCAACGTGTACAACACCAAAGGTGCCGCCAGCGGTGCCAAGTGGGGTGCCGGCAGCGCCATCGACGGTCAGCGTGTGCTGGTCTGCGGTGCTCAAGCTCTGGCCTTCGCCGACATCGGTACTTCGGACTGGAACGAAGAAGAATACGACTACGGTAACCAACTGGGTATCGCCGTCGGCAAGATCTTCGGTCTGCTCAAGCCGAAGCTTTTCTCCACCCACGCACAGTCCAAGGAAGATTTCGGTGTCCTGGTCTGCGACACTGCCATCTAAGGAGACATCACCATGGCACAGACTCAAATCGTCGAACGTCAATACGCTCTGTTCGCAGTAGCCGACGTCGGAATTGACAACATGGGCGCCGGTAACGAAGCGGTTATTCCGCTTCCGCCGAACGCAATGCTGATCAATCTGACTGTCGATACCGTCACTGCGTTCAACAGCGCTACCACTGCAACCATCAACGTCGGCGACGGTACCACTACCTTCGTCAGCGTTGAAGACGCCAAAACCGCCGGCCGTGAAACTGCTGACGCTGTCAGCAAATTCTATCCGTCGGGCGGTGATCTCACCGTGGCTCTCGCTCAAACCGGTGCTGCCGCTACTGCCGGCCGCGCCATCGTTGTCGCTACCTACATCATCGTCGGTCGCCAGAACGAAATGCAATACTGAGTTTTGGGGCGCAGCGTTTTCTAGCTGCTTCGTTGCGCCCCCCGGACTACCCCCGGGGGGCGCTTTTTTATAATTAAGGGTAGACAACAACCCCCCAACAAAAATTAGGAGCTTCACATGCCCAAGATGATTTCCCTTCGTGATTTCCGGCTGGCCACCATGTCCGGCCATGTTTTGATTTTTGAGTCGCGTGTTGCGCGCGACGTGCCGGCCGCTGCAGTTGAAGACGCTCTGGCCGCCGGTTGCGCCATGATCAATGCCAACGAAACTCCCGACTTTGATACCATGGAACTGAAAACCCGTTTCGATCTGGAAGCCGACCTGCGCCAGTCCGTCATTTTCTTGGTTTGCAAAATGCTGGCTGAACAGAACAAAGTGCAGCACTTCGACGGCGGCGGCGCCCCCCGCGAAGGTGTCGTTTCCGACATACTGGGCTTTGAAGTCGGCAAAAAAGAACTGGTTACCGTCTGGCAGATCTATCTGGCCGCCAAGTCCGAAGGCCGCGAACACGGTCTGCATGCCGACGCGGTGTCGGTGCTTGAAATCATCCAAGCCGAGACCAAGAACGACCTGCTGGACATCGCCAAAGCCCGGGGCATCCCGGACGAAGAAGTCGACGGCAAACAGGCCAAAACCATCCGTGCGTACCTGTTGAAGCAATTCCCTGGTGCCATCCTCGCGTAAAGGTGACCTATGCTTGCCCTCGACACTACTGAGCTCGCCCGCGTATTCCGGTCTGAAGTCGATGACCCGCTGAAAGCGGACTGCGGTGATGAAGACTGTCTGTGGAAAGACTCAGACGTCTATTACTACATGACCGAAGCGTTTGACGCGGTCATGCGGGGTGTCGGGGGCGTAGCAGGGCAGGTTTCCGTGCCGTACGCCATTGGGCAGTCGACTATTACGCTGCCCAAAAAGGTCTTTGAGATCTCGTCGGCATGGCTGGCGTCAGGCAAAGCCCTGCGCATTACCAACCTGTCCGACGCCGGCTACAACCGCCAGTTTCCTGAGCGCGAGCTCGATCTGGGCAAAGTCGACATTCCCGACTCGTTCATGACCGAAAACGGCTACAACCGCGGCGTGCTGTATCCCGCGCCGTCTGAAGCCGGCACGCTCAACATCATGGGGCGGTTCACGTTAGCGTTCCCGCTGGAAGCCGGCATGCCGGTGCCGCTTCGGGACATTCCCGACCAGCGGCTGGTTCTGACCTACATGAAATACCTGGCCTACGCCAAGCACGACGCCGAGACCTATGACCTTGGCCGATCGAGCCGGTACCAGTCGGAATTTGACGTAAAAATTATGGACCGTGAAGTCGAGCTGCGGCGCAACCGCCGTCGCCCGGGCACGGTGCGGATGGATTACTGATGGCGGGCGTCGATGACAAAGAACTACTCCGTTTCGCAGGCTTCCCGAAAGGGATTGACAACGTTAGCCCGGAACAGTCTGTGCCTAGCGGTGCTCTCCGCGCTGCGGTCAATGTTGTCCTCGACGACGCCGGCAAACCCGCCCGCCGACCAGGGTTCGTGAAAGTGGTCGACGTTGACGGCATCCATTCGCTGTATTCCGATCCCCGCGTCGCTTTTATGCTGGCCGTGACCGACGCCGGCCTGTGCACGATCGATGACACCCTGACTTTCACCCCGATTGCCCCCGTGTCGCGGCTGACCGCCCCGATGCACTATGAAACGGGGGAATTCCACATTCTCTGCGGCAACGGTCTCGAGAATTTCCGTATTGGTCTGGACGGCGAACTGACCCCGCTGTCGCCGCCCCAGCCGGCCGGCCAACCGACGGTAACGGCAAATCCCACCGCCGGCGGCCTGACGGCCGGCACGTACCAAGTCGCCATCACGTTCATCATGGCTGACGGCCGCGAGTCCGGCAGCACGCTGGCGGCCGTGGTCGATGTCCCTGAGAACGGGGGTATCGCCCTGTCGAACTTCCCGTTCGACGCCAACGCCGCTGCCACCGCGATCTACATGACGCACCCGAACGGCGACACCCTGTACCAGTACGAAGTGTCCCCGAACCCGATGCCAGTCAGCCGCCTGCTGTCTCGGCGCGAGCTCGGCCGGCAGCTGGACACCCAGTTTCTTGTCCCGCTGCCCGGGCTGCAGAACCTGGCGCTGGCCAACGGCCGGCTGCACGGCTCCTACGGGCGCCTGCACATCTGGTCGGAAGCTCTGAACTACGGCTTGACCAATCAAGCTACCAACTACGCGATGTACAACGACGACATCACGCTGATTGCCCGTATGGGCGACGCGTCCCAGTCCGGCATGTACCTCGCTGCCGGCAAGCGCACTTATTACATGGATGGCCCTACCCCTGCGCAGTGGCAGCGCGTGGTCGCGCACCCTCATGGGGCAATTCCTGGCTCTCGGATCTACGTCGAAGCGTCTGAGCTTGGGCTCGATGTCATCGGCGTCGTGCCGGTCTGGATGGACACCCGTGGCGAAATGGTCGCCGGTCTCCCGGGCGGCCGCATCGCCCGTTTGCACAAAGACACCTACCTTGGGCCGGAAAATGCTGACAGCGCGGCAGCGCAGCTAGTCAGCATGAACGGTTCGATGCAACTGCTGATGGTGGCGCAAGGTGGCTCTATGGCAAACACTGCCGCTTTTGGCGACAGCGTAGACGCGGAGATCTGCCGTAATGGCGTCGTCGTTGGCTGAAAAAAAGGCTGGATACGCGCAAAAGCGCTGGGAAATATGCAATACTTGCCCTGAGCTGCAGCGATCGGTAAAACCTCTGGAACGCTGTCGGCTTTGCGGGTGCTTTATGCGGGCGAAGGTTCAAATTCCCGGCGCGAAGTGCCCGAAAGGGCGATGGACTTAACCACTTTTACGAGGCACATTTTATGACCGATAACCAAATCACCAGCAACAACCCCAGCTTGGCCAACGGCCACTTTGAAGTGTCCGTCGACGGCGGCAAGACCTGGGAAATCGAACCCAACCTGATTGTCACCGAAGGCTTGAACTACATGCTCAACGCCGCTTTCGACGGCGGCACTCCGATCGTCACTTTCTACGTCGCCCTGTTCGGCGGCAACGTGACGCCGGCTCTGGGCTGGACCGGCGCCAACTGGGTGGCCAACGCCACCGAATTCACCAACTACGACGAAGCCACTCGCCAAACTTGGTCGAACGATGCCGTATCCGGCGCTGCCATCGGCAACTCTACCAATCCGGCCGTGTTCACCATTGCCACCGGCGGCGGCACCGTCCGCGGTGCGGCTCTGGTCGAGAACGCCACCAAGTCGTCCACTGCCGGCAAACTGATCGCCGCGGCTCGTTTTGCTACTGACAAAGTCATGTCGGCCGCTGAAGAACTGCGCGTTCGCTACGTTCTGTCTGCACAAAACGCCCCGTAATGTAAATGGCCCGCGATTTCGATGATGTTCGCATCACGTTCTCGGGCAACGTCGAGTTAGCTCGGCAATACGTGTCTGAAGCCCGCAAGTATCTCGGCGGGCTGAAAGACGCCAACAACACAAACAGCGCATACCGTCACATTACAAACTCTGACGGTGTGCGCTTTTTTGTGGCCAATTACGTCGGGCAAAAACAGATCGAGATCTGGGCTCCCGGCGGTGAAACCGACGAAAAGTCAAAACTGTTCGTAATACAAGGGTACATGCTTGCGCCACGCACGTTAGCGTCGATTACTGCTTACAGCATAAACCCTTACACAATTTCAAGTCCTGCGCCTGGAAACGCTGCGCCGTGGAAAACATATTTTTACACAAATCCAGGCGCTTTAACGCCAAGTACGCATCCTACAAACGCGTTTGTAGACACGTTTAAAACATACGAAACTGCGTTCTCAAATGCTACCGCTGCCGGTAACTCTTTTTCATCGCTCGTTTTTAACTCGATGTCTTGGAACAATGCTGACGAAGATCTGTTTGTGTACTGGTCTAACTTGAATTACATAAACAGCGGCAGCTTTAATAATTTGGGCACAGTGTACATAAACGGATCGTCTGTATTTAACATCAGCACATATTTAACCGAATACACTTCGCGCCGGCTTACTGGTATTTCTGCTGTGCGGACAGGCACCGGTCTTACTGTATACGGAACCGCTGCTTGCTTTAGCTCTGGTGCAGGGTCAAACATTGTTCTTTTCCGCGCGACGCTCGTACCTACGACCGCCGAAGTTACCCGCTTGGCTAAACTTGAAAAGTCTTTAGCACCAGGAGAAAAGCTACAAGGGTATGCCAATGCGTACGTTGTTTCTGAAGCGCCAGTAATTCTTAAAGTGCATTCGATAAGCAACTCGTACAATACGTATAGCGCATACGTTTTTAATCAAAGCGCAAACGAATGCCGTGGTATCCACACTGTTACAGTGTCTAACGTATTAACTGTCTACGAAACAGTTTTTGATCTGCGGCCGTATCTTATTAGCGGAAACGCGCTTGATATTACTGTTACGCAAACAGCTATTGCTACAGGCACTGGTACGCAAACTAATGTAAAAAATTACGACAGTACGTCTGTAGACGCTCGTACGAGCGACGTACGGATCCAGCTTGGTTGGGATCCGTACGTCATGCCCGATATAGATACGACGTATAGCTATACAGAGTCAACAGCACCAATAGTTGAGTATTCGTATAAAACGTATGGTACCGGCAGCACGTATGACGTTTGTAATGGGTATACTCAAGACACTGCAGATACGTTTACAGTCAGTTGGTTTAAAGCGTTTGTTGATTATATAAACGACGCGCCAGTGTACGGGTATATTAAGCCGCTTACAAAACAGCGCAACGACACGTCGCAGATACTTAATTATCCAACAGCGTCGGAAACAATAACAGCCGTGATGAATCTTACGTCATACGCTACAGGGACTGGCGTACCAAATGTTGTAAGCACCTATCGCAGCAACACAAAAACGCACGTGCGAAACCCGTCTAATGTGTCGATAACTACCGATCGCGCTGACGAAGCGTTTGCGCTACGCTGCGACTATTACGACGAAAACGGCGCTTTTGCTGGATATTGGACAGATTTAGTATACGTGACAGAAGAAAAACGTCGACGCACTGTTACTAGCAGTTATTCATCTACAAAACTTACTGTAACGCAAGACACTACCGGCACGTATCCTAATCCCTGGGACGGCAATTCGTTTAATGCGTCGTACTCAGAAAACGTGTCTGCGCCGCTTGTAGACAACTACACTGCAACAAAAACTATTGCAGTGCACCACATTAATTTACGTACAAAATCACTGGCGTTAACCGTCACAACCAGTAAAACGTCAAATTTAAACTCTACAGCTTGCTCAGGGTCTGTCAGTATTACTGGCGTAGGTACGGCTACCATACCGTACGTGACTACTTCGCAAACTACTACAGAAACAAAACGACAGACATTTATTATGCACGCCGGCACGACAGTGTTTCTTTCTTCAGAAGTCGTGTCTGCGTCTTCTACTCCTAGTCCGACAGTAACAAATAGCACTGTAAGTTTTCAATCACTTTCTGGAATTCAAACACAATATATGAGTGCGGCGTCACTTGTGCCGCAATTTTCCCGCGTCGTTTCGGCTGACGCTGCTGCACTCGATGCTTACGCAACTGCAAATACGCAGCCTACTTTGGAACCTACCTATCCATACACGCATGGTACGATTGGGCTGTCACCTGCTGATATTTCAACGTCTGTTGCGCGGTCTCCATTTTCAAACATTGTATCTCCGACTGTATCGTCGTGGCCTGGACTTAACAGCGAGCCGTCAAACACAGAAGCTATGGCTACCCGTGTAAATTCGTACGTAATTAACGGTTCGTATTACACAGGCATAAATACTCGCGCGCCTATACGCCTGACATCGCATAATGTGATAGGGTTTGCAGGTACAATTGACTATATTACTGGCGCGCATACGTCACCGTTTTTTACGTCACCGTTTAATATTTCTGCAATAGCAGACGCTGTAAAAAAAGCATAATCTACCGAGGGCTGTATGGACGAAACTATCAACGAGCTGTTAAACCTTGATGAATCCGCTGTCGACGAGCAGATTACGATTTTGCGCGATCGGTACCAGCTCTCCGAAGCCACAGTCACGCTGTTTGTCTATGCGCTTCAAGATACCGTCAATACTGACGACAGTCTGACCGCCACGGCAACGTATCTTGGCACCTGCCAAGAGCTGCTGCACCAGATGGACAATCTGTCGGTGCTGTACGAAGCCACCGTGCCGGAACTGCTGAATATCACTCCCGCACTGACGGCGACATTGGTGCGCAGTGCCGCCCTGCTGAACCAGCTCTACATGCTCGATCGGCCGTCTGCCGGTGTCGGATCGAGTGTGTCGGAGACGCTGGCGGTCATGGACGTGCTGACCCGGATCCAAGAGGGCGCGGTTCTGGACGAAGCCCAGATCAGCGAGCTGCTGCAAGAGCAGGTAGCGTTCTACCAAGCCCTGCTGGACACTGTGCTGATGTCCAGCGACCTGGCCGGTATGGGCGTATTTCTGCTGCAGCTGGACGACACCATCCAGCTCGACGGGGAATTCCTGACCGTCACCAGCTTCTTTGGGGCGCTTGAAGAATCCCTGCACGTCTCCGTCAGCCTGTCGCTGGACGGCTTGCCGTATGTCGGCATGGCGCTGAACACCACCAACAAGAGCGTGACCGAATTCCGCCCCTACGCGTTCAACTCGCTGGGTACGCTTCGTGGCAAGGTTTACGGCGCGCGCTCGGACGGCCTGTATCTGCTGGAAGGCGCGGACGACGCCGGCACCGACATCGATGCCTACGTCCGTACCGCCCTGACCCGGATCGCTGGCGGCCGGAATGCCCATGTCGACTCGGCCTATTTGGGCTACAGCGCCGACGGCCAGATGCAGATCAAGGTCATTACCACCGAAGCCACCGGCAGCAAAACCAGCCGGGTCTATCAATTAAATGCCCAAAATGCCGACACAAACCGCGCCGGACGCATTAAGATTGGCAAAGGTGTGCAGTCGGTCTACTGGGCGTTTGAGCTGAGCAACGTGCTGGGGTCGGACTTCACCATCGATGTCATTGAACTGCGCGTTTTGGCGCTCTCCCGACGGGTGTAAATATGCCAGGATCTTTCCAAAATCGCTGTAACTCCATCGAAACCGATCCGGCGCTGGCATTTGTCTCCGCCGGCTGGGACACCTTCAGTCAGTACGCGGCAGACGGCTATTCGCTGGCTGTCGAGCAGACCGGCAAACTGAACGACTTCAACGTCGACTACATCACGTGGAATGCCCAGTTTGAAGCTGACGGCGTGCTGGGCGGCTTTATCCGGCCGACCCGCCCGGACATCCCGGAAATGGTCATCCCCGACCTGACGGTCAACATTCCGGCTGCGCCGTCCGTGGACACCGCCCCGATCGTCATTGGCGACGCACCGGCCGAACCGGCCGACCTGTTGAACCCGCCGGTTATCAACGTCCCGGCCGCGCCCGGTGAATTCACCGTGGCCAGCCCGGGCGATGCCCCGACCATGGACGTGTTCACCCTGCCGGAAGCGCCGGCGCTGGAAAGCATTCTGCCCCCGTCGTTGGTCTCGATTCTGGTGCCGGATGCCCCGAACATCGTCATTGACCAGTTTGCCGAGCCGCTGCCCATCTTTGAGGGCACCGCCCCGTCTGGGCAGTTTGACTTCACCGAGCGCCCGTACGAGTCCGACTTTCTGGACGAAATTAAGGCCAAGCTTCAGCATTGGATCGCCACCGACGGCCGCGTCCCCATGGCGCTGTCCGACGCGCTGTGGGGCAAAGCCGCCAGCCGCGCTGACGAAACCGACCTGAAACTGCACCAAGAAGCCCGCGACGCTTTCGGCGCCCGTGGCTGGAGCGAGCCCAACGGCATTCTGCGGGATACCTTGCTGCAGGTGCAGCAGCAGAACCGCAATGCCCGCATGGGCCTGGTCCGCGACGTCTACATCCAAGAAGAAACCCTGGCGATCGAGAACCTGAAATTCGCCATCCAGCAGGGTCTGCAGCTGGAAACAACGTACCTGCAGGCTTGGTTGACCGTTGAACAGCGCCGGTTTGAAGTGGTCAAAGCCGCTTCCGACCTGACCATCGCCGTATTCAACGTCCAAGTCCAGCAGTACAACGTCGCTATCGCCGGTTACAACGCCCGGGTCGATGCATACAAAGCCTATCTGGACACCCTGCGCACGCAGGTGGCGGTTTATGAAGCCGAAGTCAGCGCCGCCCGGGTCAAGGGTGAACTGAATACCCAGCTGGTGCAGGCCTATGCCGCCCAGATCCAAGCGCAAGGCTATTACGCCGACCTGTACCGTAGCCAGATCGAGGGTTTCAAAGCCCGGATTGATGGCGAAAAGGCCAAAATCGACGGCTACCGCAGCGAAGTAGAAGCCTACCAAGCCCGCGTGCAGGCCTATGGCCAAGAGTGGGATGCGTACAACAGCCGCCTGCAGGCTGAAGTCCAGAAAGGCCAGCTGTACGGCGTCATGGTCGACGCCTACGGTAAGCGCGTGCAGGTGTGGCAGACCCAAGCCGGCGTCAAGATCCAAGAGAACCAAGCCAACCTGGCCACGATTCAAGCCCGCCTGCAACAGTACGACGCGCAAGTCCGCGGTGTGCTGGCTCGGCTGGAAGCGGCCAAAATCAGCATCGATGCCCAAGCCAGCCGAAACAATTCGCTGGTGCAGGTCTACAGCACCGACGCCACCGTAGAGTCCACGGCGGTCGACGCTGACACCCGCGTGTTCCAAGCCCAGACCGAGCGCGAACGCGCCAAGCTGGAACTGCTCTTTAAAGATGCGGAACTTCAGATCACGCAGATCAACCAGCGTGCTAGTCTGTTGCTGCGTGCGTACGAGTCCGCTGCCCAGTCCAGCTCGCAATTGGCAGCATCGGCTTTCAGCGCAATGAACTTCTCGGCTGGCTTAAGCAGCAGCCAAGGCAAGAGCCAATCGTGTTCGACAAGCTTCAGCTTCTCGGGCGAAATTGCAGATTCGTAAGGAGAGCTTTATGGCCGACTATCTCAACCGACGCGTTCCCACTACTGCCGAAATCAATGCCGGCATTACCCAATTCAACAATGCGCAACAGCGTAAACCTGGCGCAACATTCAACATATCAAAAGATCTGTACGGTCCAGCTGTTGGCCCTGCGCCGGTGACGGGGCTTGGGTCATTTAATACCCGCCCCGCCGCGACACGTCCGCGTCCGCGTCCGAAGCCTGCTGCTGCAGCTACTGCGGCTGCTCCCGTTGCCGCAGCTCCGGCCGCTGCTGCTCCCGCAGCTAAACCCGCTGCGGCATCCCCTTGGTCGGCAGGTAATCTTTGGGGAGACGCCAAAGACTTGGCAATTTTGGGTGGCGGTGCTTTAGCGCTTCCGGCCGCAGCTACGGGCGACTTGCTTGCGCAAGGCGCAACGTACGCGCTTGGCGGCGACCCAGACACATTGGAAGGCGGCCGTTGGGCTGCCAGCGAAGCCGTACGCGGTGCCATGGGTGACGCGTGGAGTCGTGGAAGCGACCGCGCCAGCGCTCAAAATGCCAGTTTGCTGCGCATGATTGGTGCAAAACCAGCGGTTGATCCGAACCAAGTCGCTGCTGAAGCTGGTGCTGCGCAAGCCCGTAAACGCCGTGAAGCTATGGCGGCAAATACGGCTGCCGCACCTGCTACTGCGGCTGCTGCGCCTGCTGCTGCCAAACCTGCCGTGACTGCGCCTGCAGCGCCGCAAGTTGATTGGCGCGGGGCTACTCCGCAAGGAAAAGTCACCAACAACGGAAGCTATTACATTGGCGGCGACGGCGTTAAACGCATGATCTCCTGGGACGAAAAAGGAAATCTTGGTCGGCAGGTTGTACCTACTACGGCTGAAGAAAATGCAACGTATCAACGTGGTTTACAAGAGCAAACACTTGCGCGTAAACAACAGTCGGAAGCCGAAGCACTTGACCCAACATCGCGGTATGCTGCGCGTAAAGCTGCAGAAGAAGCGCAGCTTATGCAAACGATGCGCGATCAAAAACTCGATTATGGTGTCCGCGGAACAACTTTCGTAGACGGCGTGCAGTATACAAATACCAATCAAAAAGGCTGGATTTCTGCAGACGGTACAACGCTTGACGAATACAAAGCAAAACGCGCTGCGCGAAACAATTTTTAAGGAGACACCCAATGGTTATGTCCGTTCGTAAAGGCGCTACCCAAGAAGAAATGGCTGCTGCCGTCAACATGCCCCCGGCTCCGCCCCCGGCCGATCCGCGCCAAGTTGCTGCTTACGACGCCGGTACCGCTACTGCCGGCGTTGCCGCAGGTGCGCGCTTGGCTCGCCAAGACCCCAGCATGTTCGCCATGGGCGGTGACGGTGCTGTGCGTCGTGAAGCCCCTGCTTACCGTCAGTCCAACATTGCCGGCGGCTTGAACCGTGACGAGTTGGTGCGCCGTATGGAAATGGCGGCAAGCTCGATGCGCGGGTCTCCGTCGGCGCGTGCGGCCGTCATGGGCGTTTACGCCGACCAGATCAAAGCGCTCGACCAGGGTGAACTGGCCAAAAACCAAGGCAACATCGACACCGACCAGTTGGCGCTCAAAACCAACATGGACGCCAACATGCAGCAGGCGGCCGGCAAGCAGGCGTTTGGCAACGACATGGGCGTGCTGAACCGCAAAGGCGTGCTCGATATGCAGGTTGCCCAAGCCAGTGCTGACCCGATTAAGAACTACTGGGACAACAAGCTGAAAGAAGCACAAGCTCGTAAAATCAATTTTGACATCGCAACCGGCAGCGATCGGTATGACGTGAACGCCAAAGCCGAAGCAGACAAAGCGTTGAACGTTTATATCGACCAGCTTGTAAAAGCCGGCGTTCCCCCAGAACTTGCGCTAGCAAAAGCCGGCCGTGACGCGCTTAACAGGGGCGACCTGAACTCGACACAGTCTGAGCAGACGTACAAAGCAGACTCCATGATGCTGGCCGACTCGTTCAACAATACCGGCTGGGGCGGTATCTGGGCCGACAACAACGACCTGCAGGCCGGCGGTTTGGCCCCAGGAACTCAGCTCGACCCGTTCAGCGTCAAATTTGATACCACCGGCGGTAGCGGCAATCTGTACAACGACTACATTGCCAACTGGATGCCGTTTACTGAAAAAGATCAGCGGATGGTTTACACTGACCCGAAGACCGGCAAACAATTGGAAGCGTGGCTTGACTTGTCGGAATCGCGGGACAAACAGATATACGACGCGTTCAGTACCTACAGCAACAACCCGGATGCTGAAAAAATGCGCCGTAAGATTCTCGAAAAATACAAGTAATCCATAAGGTATCGACAACATGGCAGACTTTCTCCAGCGGTATGCGGGTAACATCGACCCAAACGATGAATCGATACCGCAGTCCATCCGCGATAAGCTGACTGGAGCCAACATTCCTGGCGTTCACGTCGGCGACGCGCTCGATGCCCGTATCGGCGATCGTAGCTGGGGGCAGAAAACTGCCAGTGGCGTTACCCAAGAGCTGCTTGGGCAGCGCCACCTTGCTTTGGGGCTGGGCAATTATCTGCTGGGCGACCAAGACGCCGCTGTCGCACGCCTGAAGCGCTGGGAAGAAAACAACCAGCGCGTCAATGAAATTGCACCCGAATTTAAAGACTTTGAGCAGATCAAAGACTTCCAATCCGGTGCCAGCGTGCTGGGTTACCAGCTGGCTAAACTGGCGCCCGACGCCATTCTTGGTCTGGGTATTGGCGCGATCGGCAAAAAAGGTGCGACTGCTGCTGCCGAAGCGGCCGCTGTTGAAGCTGCCGCCCGGGTACTTGCAACGTCTGCCGCTAAAAAAGAAGCGCTGGTCATTGCCGAAAAGCAAGGACTGGATGCGCTGAAAGAGACGGCCGGATACAAAGCCGCCGACGCCGCCAAGCGGACTGCCATGGAACAAGGCCGTCTGCAGCAGGTTCGTGAAACTGCAAAAGACGGTTTGTTGGCCGAAGCCCGCAAAAAACTGTCGCCGGAAGCGGTAAAAGCCATCGGCAAGCGCGGCGACCTTGGGTTTGCCATTGGCGCAACCGTTGGTAGTATTCCGTCGAACCTGCAAGACCAAGGCCAGTTTATGCTGGAACGGCCGGATCTGACGCGCGAAGAAGCGCTGAAACTCCTGGCCGGCACCACGGCGTCAGCCAGCACCGACTTCATTCCGTTGGCCGGCTGGCTCAACCGCTTCTCAAAAAAAGGCGTCGAAGCTGCCCGCAAAGCGGACGAGCTGTTCACTCCGCGGTTTGTCAAAGCCGTCGTGAAACAAGCCGGCGCAGAAGGCGGTCAAGAAGCCGTGCAGGCTATGATTACGCGTCAGTCCCAAAACTGGGTCGACGAAAACATCAATATGTTCGACCAAGAAGCCATGCAGGAATACTTCATGAACTTCGTGGCCGGTGGTCTGCTCGGCGGTACCATGGGCGGTGCCGGCGAGATCGGCAGCACGACCAGTAATGCAATCGGCAACCTGTTCAAAGCGTCGTTCAAAAAAATGGAAGCCGCCCGACTCGATCGGGAAAACGCACGTGCGCAAGCTGAGCGCGATCCGAACACCATCAATGTCCCGCCCGGGGGCTTTTCATCGGCTGATCCAACCAGCGGTACTCAAGCCGCTGCCGCTGCTGCCCAAGCCAGTGGCCGAACGCTGAATCCGCAAGCCGCGGCCGTACTCAACGGCGACGCCCCGCAGTCCGGCGACCTGGGCAGCCAGATCAAATTCAGCCAGCGCATTGACGAGCAAAGCACGGACTTGCTGACTGAGTGGCAAAACCGCGTTGCTGCGTATCGGACTGGCGGCGTCAATGCCGCCGCGCAAGGATACGACGCCGGCGTTACCGACGTGTTGTTTCCTGTAGGCATTCGTCTGGGCGAAGAAAGCCTGCCGTTTGCCAATATCGCTGCAGGGTTTGGTTTTACCAACACCAATAAAACGTCTGAACAGCTGAAAGCCGACCCTTTGTACATCTACGGCATGCGCGCGCTTGAAAAAATCATGCGTTTTGGCATGGACAGCACCGCAGTCACCAAAGAAGACAAAGAGTATTACGCCGACCTTGTCAGTATGTCAGCAGAACCGTGGCGGTTTTCGGTAGTCACTGCGCTCCGCGACTTGAACCCGACTTTGCACGCTGAAACTCTGGCCGGAATCGACGACCGTTTGGCTGCGCTCAAGCAGCAGACGCAGAAAGAAGACTTCAACCTTGCTGAGTCCATGGGTGTCAGCCGTGACGAAATCGCCAACGTCACCGGCCAGCTCGATCCAGAAGGAACGGAAGGTGGTCCTGAAGGGGCTGGCGCAAATCCTGACGCCATGGCGCTGACGACCAATCAGCGTACGTCCATGCTTGACCGCGATGTGACTTCGGAAAACCGTGCCAATGCCCTGGCTTATTTGTTGAACGGCCGAAAACGTGCGTTTGACGACGGTACTGAAGACAAATCCCGCCCGCTGGGTGCTGGCGAGATCCTGACCCGTGAGGAATTTGAGCCGGCGCTGGTCGAAGCTTTGAAAGACCCTGCAGTCATCGCGCAGCTGGGCGGCCGCGATGCCGCCATTGGCGCGTACGAGCGCTTGCAGCAGATGCTTGAGGAAAAAGCCCGCTTGATGCAGGGCAGCTATCGCCGTGAAGACGGCACACCGACCAATACGCAAGAGCGCGTCAAGCAGCTGAACAAACGCTTTGAAGCCCAAGTCATCCAAAACAAAACGCTCGATGCGTTGGCCAATATCATCCGCGCTCGGGTCATGGCTGCAGCAGATGCCAAAACCCGCGCTGAAGTGTCCGCAAATAGCGGCGTGTTCCCGAACTACAATCAAGTTGCTTTTGACGAGCGTAAAAACAACGAGACTGAAAACTCCGCATACGCTGTGTCTGACGAGCGTAACCTGATCGACCTGGGTAGCCAGATGGCACGGTTTATCTCGTCGGCTGACGGTAAAGAAGAACGCGCCGGTAAAAAGTCCGGTGCAAACGCGATTCAGCAACAGCTTGCGCTGCTGGCGCAGTTGTCAACTAATCCGCAGTTGCCGATCGATCTCGACACCGTGCCTTGGGGTAAGAAATTCACCATCAAACGTTTTGGTGACCGTGAGTTTGTATTCAACAAAAAGCCGGACAATTTCGACACGTTTGTCGAACCTGCCCGCAAAAAAGGCGAGAACGATCTTGCGTACGCAAAGCGTACTAAGTTTCTGCGCGACAAGCACGAAGCCAATCAGCGCAAAATGGTCGCTGAAAGCCTTGCTGCGTTTGTAGCCAAGTACGGCAAGACCGCAGCGGAAAGCAAAACTGTCCAGAAGCAGGTTCAAGAACGCGAAACCAAAAAAGCAGAGCTTGCCAAAAAAGGCGCTGCTTTGAAAGAAAAGCGCGCCAACACGCCGCCGGAAAAACGGGTATACGAAACACCGACGTCCCTGGCTGTCGACGAAATTGGCAGCGGTGGCGGTGCAGACGCCGAGCGCGTCAGCCTTGGCGATTTTGTTTCTACGGACGCCAATGGCAACATACTGGTTGAAGAACTCCAGCCGTACAATGCCAGCGGGCTGAAAGACGAAGAAGTGGTTCCGGAAGGTCGCTCGCCGTCTCAGGAAGCCCGTAAGCTTATCCGGGCGATCAACCGCGACAAAGACGCCGCGTTTATCCTGAACATTCTGGACAAGTTGGGCATTCCTGACGCAACGCAGTTGAAATGGGACGCTGCTGAAAACGGCTGGCGCGTGTTCGTCGGCAAAGAACTTCAAAAAGGCATTCTGTCCGTGGCAGAAGTCGAAGCAAAAGCGCCGGAAATGCTGACCAATCCAATGATGAACATTTTTGGGTTTGAAGCCGGTAACCCCAAAAAACAAAACGTCACCATTGGCCGGAAAGAACGCCCGAAGACATCGGCGGATCTTGCCGCGTTTGTAAAAGACCTGCTGATCAAAAAAATCGACGGCAACGCTTCTGCGCGCTCGATCTCGCAGCAAACCCAACGCATTATGGATATGCGTGGCCCCGCCTTGCGTAAAGCTCTTGACGACGTACTGGCAGGCGACTACGACACCGGCGCGTATCGCGCTACCGAAGAAACGTCGCAAGAATACAAAAAACCGGAAAACGTGCGCGATGAATTTGGCGACGAAGTTGTCAGCGACGCCGCCAATCAAGAAAAGATCGACGCTTTGGAAAACAAAGAGTCGTTTGTCGCAGACGACTTGCGCAACCTGGCGCTTGCATACGCCCGCAAAAAAGGCGTAGAAGACAAGTACGTTCTTTGGGTATTCAAGCAAGCCAACGCCATTGCCAACAATCCGAACTTCAAAACGTCGGACCAGCGCTTGAACGCGCTTGGCAATGCCATTAACGTCATGATTGAAAAACGTGGCGAGTTTGGAGACGGCCTGCGTTCAATGATGCGCGACATGAACGTCGACTTCAATCTGCAGAAACCGAAACCGGAAACGAAACTCCGCGACAACGAAAAAGCCGATACGGACGTTCCGGCGGGCAAAGCAAAACTCGTCCCGACATATATGTCGCCGGAAACGAAAGAAAAGCTCGACAAAGAAGCTGCCAAAGAAGCTGACTTTGACGCAACGCTGACTGAGTTTGCACAGCTGATGCGCGTGTGGATGTCTAAAAAGAAACCGCTGACTGATAAGCAGCGCGTCCGTGCCGCGTTTACTAAAGTTAAACAAGACACTACGCAAAACGTAGGCATTACTAAAGAAGAAGCTGCCAAAGATACGACTGTTCTGCCTAAGAAAGACCCGCTGCGTCCGCAGACTGATATGCGCGGATGGATTGAAAGCGCTGTCCAAGCATTTATTCAACGTCAAGTTGATGTTGGTCTAAAAACTGCTGAAAAAGCAGACAAAGTGTCTCGTCCTGTAGCTGCGGCATTAGATACGCCGTTTGCCTGGGCGTATAAACTTAAAAAAGCAGAGGAAAAAGCAAAATCTGCGCGTGCACAGTTTGACACGGACGAGCTGGTGCAAGATCTTAAAGCGCTTAATACTCCGCAAGCAATCGAGTTTGTAAAGCGCTTAGAAGCCGCGAGCAAACTGTTTGTAACACCCGCTGCGGAAAATAAGTTTAATAAAGAGTTGACGTCGGAAATTGACGCGCTACGCGCAGTCGCACCCGCTAATGACCCTGCTAACGTAGAAAAGTACTTTGACGCTGTAGAGCGCGCATACGACGCTGCGTTTGCAAAACGTTCAGAGCGCGTTTCAAAACTGCTGGCGTCTCCGCTTGCTAAAACTGTACAAGCACAGCGCAACAACCCTGCGCTTAAAAAACCAAAGCTGCCGGAAAACATTACTCCGAGCAAGCAAGTTAATAAGCCTGATCCGCGCGCTGCTGCGCGTGCGCGTCTGTCGAAATTTACCGCTGCCGAGCAAGCACGCCTTAAAGCAGCTTGGGATAAACTGCCGGATCAATGGAAAGAAAAAATCCTTGACGGTACGCTCAAACTGCCGAAGTCGCTGGCTACGCAGATCCAACAGGCGTGGCAAAAGCGTGCTGTGTCCAAAGTCGATCCGACGCAAAAAGCCACAAGTGCAACCGACGGGCAAGTAGCAATGCTAAGCGGCGCGCAAATGACCGAGCTTATGCGCGAAATGTTCACCCCCGGACTAGGGCGGATTGAAGGCCCAGTGACGGTTACCACTGCTTCGGACTCCCTTGCGGTCAATAATCCGAAACTCAAAGCCAGTATCGCTGCCGACTGGCAGCAACGCCCGCTGACTCAGCCGGAGCATAAAGCTACTGTTGCCGCGTTTGTGAAAAGCCTTGCCGACTTGATCGGTTCGGACGCCGCGCAAGCCATGGTCAAAACCGGCATGCTGAGCTTTGTCACCCGCGACAACCTGCCCCCGTTTGCTTCCCACATCGGCAACGGTGTCCAGGCATACGAATACGAGGGACGCATTTACGTGCTGGCCGACGCTCCGATTGGCAATGCCAGCGGCGTGCTGCTGCATGAATCGTTCCATGCCTACGCAAAAAGCTTGTTGGGTGAAGACTACATTCCGCTGTTGCAAGAGCTGGCAAAAGAAGCCGGACTGGCAGCACCGGTTGTTGATACCAATACGGTCATGGCCAGCGAACTGGCAAACTCTGCGCCTGGACTTACTTCTATTGAAAAAAATCTTTTTGATCGTGCGCTTGCGCAATTAAACGCTAAAGAAGTTAATTTAATAAAAACAGAACTTGGTTCAGCAATCGCCGAGGGTCAAAAAGACTCTCAGCGTTTTGCTGCAGTAGTGCTTTTCAAACGCGCGACGCAGATGCTTAAACAAAAAGCAACTGACTATAAAACTATTGAAAAAGGCGTTCGCGTGCAGCCTGAATGGGTTATCGCGGCTAAAGCACTTGAAGACGCGTTTAGCGCATCTGAAAAGAAGCTTAACGACCTTTTGGAAAAACGAAAAAAATACCGAGATACGTATAATACGGTTTCTTCAAAGTTAACATTTAAAGAAACCGTTGAAAACGTAGAATTTAAAAAAGCGTCTATGGCGTTCAGGTATGCTAAAGACCTTTTTGTGCGTGAATTTCAAAAAAACATATCTGAAATTCAAATGCCTTCGGCAGCGCGAACTACTGCGAACATGTTTGTCGGTGACATAACATTTCAACTTGATCAGATAGAATCTGAGTTTACGCTATTAACTGCTGACGCCATTTTCAATAAACTTCGTGATATGCGCGTGCAAGAAATCCAGTATCTTCGCGGAGAAGCTTTTGTGCGTGAAGAAACTGCGGTAGATGGCGCGAATGATGGTGCTGTGGTAGAAGATTTTGTGCGAGCGCTTTATGTATACGGATCGCTTGGCAGTCTAAGTAGCGAACGTGTGCCGCGTTCTGTTAATAACGCAGCAATCTCGCAAGTAGTTAGCGAACTTGAAAAAAACCCACGTGCACATATTGTAAATACGTATAACGACATCGTTAACCGCACTATGCAGCAGTACATTGCGTATACTACTGACGACGGTAATGTCTGGCGTAAGCACGTAAAAACAAAAAAAGGAACTGCCGATTTTGACATTGCTGCGAGCTCTATACAAACAAACTCGCATACTAATTGGTGCATTAGCGGAGAATCGTATTCTCGCATGTACCTTAACGACGGTGATATATGGTTGCTTAACTCTAAAGATGGCAACTCGATGCTTGCTATTCGGTTTTTCAATGATGAAATTGCTGAAATTAAAGGGGTATCAAACCAGCGACAGCTTACTAACTACGAACAACGTCTTGCTGCAGAGCTTGCGCGTACTGGTCTAGTCGGTAAAAAAGAAGTGCTGCGTTATGCAAACGCTTGGGGGCTCACCGAGCTTGCATCGATTGTTGGATCTCAGGCTGATGTAGATGCTGCAACTAAATCCGCTAAGTTAGCTGCGGATGCCCGAGAAAACGGTTTTGCCATTGACGACGATGGTAATGTACTTGACGTTGCGGTTGCGGAGTATCGTGACCGTGACTGGGACGGTGACGACGTCGGGCCTGAAGCGTTTGACGCTTTTTGGGTGCCAGATCAAAATAATTTCCAAGTACAACGCGAACGCGAACGCGACGAAATCCGTGCGAACAATCTTGTACGTCGTGAATTAAATATGCGTTTAGAAAATCGCAACGAAGCTCGCGGTGATGTTGCGGGCGAACGAAATGATGATGTGCCTTTCAGCGTCCGTGCCGACAGTCCGTCCGAAGCTGCCGACAGCGACTGGATCGCACAAGCCAAGCTGCGGGTGAAACTGGCCGGCGTGTCTCCTGAACACCAGGCCGAGGAATTTGCGGCGTACGCCATTGAAAACTACGAAAGCGCGCCGAAGAATATCCAAACCATCATCGACAAGCTGTTTGCCAAAATGAAACTGGCGCTGGCAACCATGCTGCGCAAGCTGAAAGTGGCACCGAAGTACCGCGTTGCCCTGCTAAAAGACCCGGCGGTTCTCCGGGAGATCGCGCTGAAAGGTCTGCGTCAAGCCGGCAAACGTGCCGAAGGGCATACCAATTTTGGTGCGGGCAGTATCCTTGCCGACGTTGCCATAAGTGCGCAGTCTGCAGTAACCCGCGTGTTTGGCAAAGTCTACGGCAGCGTTCAATCCGAGCGTATTGTCGCCGGCGCGCGGCAGTTTGCCAGTGAGCGCATGCGCGGATACCAAGCGCCTGGAAACGACACCACTATCGGTGAAAAACTCGACGTTCACAATTTGAACCAGTTTTTGCAGGAAGTGCTGACTCCTGAGCAGCGCAACGCGATGTACCAGCTGGCGCATACGACTTTCCGTGAGGTATTCCGTCAGCTTCCGGAAAACTACGCGCTGATGCTGAACAGCAAATACGGCTTTGAATACACGATGTACAATCTGTACCACGCGTATATCAACGGACAGCTTGGCGATCAAGAAGCAATCCGGCCGTTCTTCATGCTCAACAAGGCCAAAGCCAAAGCCCGTGAGTTGCTGGACATCTATACCGACGATGACCTGGCGCTGCAGATCCTGAAAGACATGTCTGACGGCACGCTGATGAACGCAGCCAAGTCGCCGTATCCGTACATGCCGGAAATGCGTCTGAAGCGTAAGCAGACCAAAGCCGGCAGCGTGTCGCAGAAAATCAATGACGCTGCAGTCAAAGCCGGCGACGTGTTTGAGCGTATTTTCTACAGCGACTACGACCGTGCGCGCTCGTCAGGCATTGCCGCGTATCAGGAAATTATCAACCGGATCCAGTACCGTTCCGGTGACCGCCCGACTATTAATCCAGACGGCACGGTAAACCGTGGCCTGCTGCCGGCTATCGCTCACCAGACGGGTAAATTCCTTCAGCAGTTTGATACCGCGGTCAAGGGGCTTTCAAAAGAAGCTCAAGAGCGCGTCGTCCGTGAAACCTATTTCAATATGCCGAACCCGCGCCCGGGCAAACTGTCCGAAGCGGAAACCGAAGCGTTCTACAAAATCCGCAAAATCTACAGGGACGCCGGTGCTTACGGCGTAGCCGGCGGCACGCTCGATGCTGGGCAGATCGAAAACAATCCAGACTACACGCCGGTCATTTTTGACATCGGTGGCGACGTTAAGACTCACAAAGTCAATCTGCGTATGCTGCTTGACCAAGGCGTTATCAACGAGAAAAACGGCGTTAAAAAGTACAAATACCAGCGTACGCTGCAAGCCATTTACGAGTTAAAGAACCCCCGTCGCCATCCGACTGACCCTGAGCCTGATTTCAGCGTTTTGGACATTGCTGCGCAAAAAGCATTCATTGACCAGGTGGTTGACTACGCGTTCTTTGATCCGAGCAGCGTTATGCTTGACGACCAGTTGGGCAAACAGTTTAAGCATGCGCACGCCCGCTTGTTCAACGACATCTTTGAAAACTACAAAGACGGCGACAAAGCCGACTTGGAAACCCTGGTTGCCATGCTTGAGCCGTCGCTTGGTCAGCAAGCGGTTCAGTATATTGAACCGTTGGTAATTCGCACGGAATACGAAAAAGCGTTTCCAAACGGGTTGGACAACAAGCTGATCGAGCAAATGCGCCGGCAAGGTGCCAGCAAAGCGCAGCTTGCCGCTGCGGCACGCGTGCTTGACGCCGCCCGCAACAAGTTTACGTTCCCGATTTTGAACGACAAAGGCGAGCGCGGCAGCCCGACCATTGCGATGCTCAACAAAACCCTGGCGACCAAAATGCACAACCGTGAAACCTTGACGGCTATGCAGAATCTGTCTGCGTGGCAGAACCTGCGCCTGTTGCCGCTGGCTCTGCTGTCCAGTCTAGTTGACCCGCAGGGCATTGCCATTCGTTCCGGCGGTGACATGGGCGCGTCGTTCTTTGCGCTGCGCACCGGTATTGCGGGACTTTTTGATCAAGGCCTGCAAGACCAGTTGCATGCCATGGCCGAAGCGGCCGGTTACTCCGCGGAGATCAGCGCTGCCCAAGCGCTGCATGATGGCTTTGGCGCCGGATCTCGTACGCCGTGGGCGCGCAAAGTCAACAGCTTTGTGTTCAAGTGGAACGGACTGGAGACTTGGACTCGGCAGACCCGATACATGGCGCTGGTCGCTGGCCACGAAATGCTGGCCAAATGGCAATCTCAGGCGCGTGGCGAAAACGCGACTGAGCAGCAGCAGGCCAACGCCCGACGCTACTTGTCTGAATTAGGTGTCAAAGTAGACGACATCCGAGTCGGAGCACTCTCCGACGGCCCGCTTGCGGGCCGTCGGCAGGTGCTACTGTTATCTCCCGAACAGCGGCTCAATGCCACAAAAGAACAGCTCCTTGCCGACGACCGCGTAAAAGGCGCGCTCGTTCAGTTTGTTGATGAAGCCATTCTTCGGCCGAACATCTTGCAGACGCCCGGGTACTTCAAAGACCCGTTCATGTCGATATTCACTCAGTACAAGAATTTCAGCTACGCCATTTACGAGCAGATCGGTCGCCGGCTGGCTCTGGAGCTTGACCACGGTAACTACCATGTGGTCACGGCAGCACTGAGCTATTTGCCGGTGATCTTGTTGGCTGAGTTGCTGCGCGAATTCCTTCAGTGGGGTACGGAAGGTAATCCGCAGCGGGAACAGTGGGGTGTGCCGGAGTACACGGGCCTGGCCATTGCCAAGACCGGTTTTGCCGGTCCGCGTATCGAATACGCCAGCAGCGTGAAGAAAGACGCCGAAATGGGCAACGTTCCGGGTACCAGCGCGCTGGGCCCGACAGTCGGAGCTGTGGGCATGATCAAAGACAGCGCCACAGGCCAGCGGTCTTGGGGAGCTACCGGAGAGTCTTTAGCCCCCGGTTCTGCGCTCTGGAAGAACTGGAACAACGACAACGCGCCCCCGGCAGGTGGGGGACTACAGCGGAAGGCTGTCGATGCCTAAGAATGCGTCTGAGAGCGATTTAGCAACATAGACCCGTTCAGCGCCGCCTCTAGCTCGGCAATTTCTTCTAGTAACCGCGAAACACAGGCTTCTACGGTTTCATCGTTGAGCATGCCGGCGGTTGCGGGGGCGTGCAAGTCAGCCTTCAAGATCTCGATGGTCTGTTGGATGGGAAACAGGTTGATAGTGTAATGGGCGGCGTCGCAGTTGCCGCAGTAGAAGCTGTCGGAGTGGTCAAAAATCCACTCCTGGGCGGCAAAATCCCACCGGCCGGAGCCTTCTTGCCGCAGATCGATTGAGTGGCACTCTGCGCAAGAGGGCCACAAAAGTGTGACGGAGTTCACAGTTTTGGGAGATTCGGGAGTCGGCATGTGAATTTTCCATTAAAAAAAGGTTAAATTTGGCGTCGTGTCACAGATTTCAGCGTTTTTGTCACAAAAAATAGTCAATAAAATCAACGATGTCACAAATGTCACACTATTTACATACTCTACTACTTTTTATATATATATATTTTTTAGGGGGGAATAGAGCAGACGGTGACTTTTGTGACATGCTTGTTTTTGTTAGCTTTTTTTCTGTGACACGACTGCTTGATCAGCCCTATTTTCGTTAAGTTTGCGTTAAACCGACGCGACGACTGCTTTTTTGGAAGTCGTTTTTGTGACAGATCACAGTTTTTTGAGTTCAAATGCTGCCCGCCAGAGCAGCTGCACAGCTTCAGCCAGCTTGATGTTCGCCCCTTTGGTGCTTTCCGGGTCGTAGACGGTCTTTTGGAAATCCAGAATATCGTCTCGCAGTTGGTCTACTCGGCTGACAGGATTTTCTGGCATACCTACCCAGTCTTTGTCGACTTCGACAACCTGTCCGTGCTGCGATGCGGCATTCTGCACTTTGCCGTGGCGCAGTTCACTCAAACGTACGTCTTGGACTGGGATTTCGCCCAGCAGCTCTTTTTCAGTTAGGCGGGCGTACCCGATGATGTCGGTCCAGCTGTCGACGTAATAAGGGTCGCCGTTGACGATTCGGCCGATCTTGTGGGCGATCATGTCCAGGGTTTCTTGCATGTGCGGATTGCAGCTGTCCCAGCTGCGGCCGCTGTGGATTGCCCGCTTGATGTCCTGGGTGATCATGGCGTGGTCAGGGTACTCGCCGTAGCGTTTACCGCGTTCGTACAGAACCTTTTCGATGTCAGACATTTTTCTTTTCCTTACCGTGGATGATGTTGTCGTGCATCATTTTGCGAAGGGTCTGGGCGCCTTGCTTTGCCCCCTGCAGCATGATGGCGGTGTTGATGGATTCTCGACGATTGAATTCGTCGATCGTAGTCAGGCCTTCCTTGAGCGCCTTCCGGCAAAAGTCGTAGCTGCGGGCGGTGTAGATTTTGCTGACTTCTTTCGCGGTGCGGTATTCCCCTTCAAAGAGGTATCGTTTTGCAGTTGGCATTCGTACTGGTCCAATTGTTTGAGAATTTTGGTATACATCTTGAAGTCGGGTTCAGCTTCCTTGCGGCTGCGCTCGCCGTCTTGCAGCAGGTTTTCGTCTTCCAGAAGCATTTCGATGTGCCCCCGGAGTGTGCGCCGGGACGCCAGTTTGGTCAGATCTGCGAGTTCACCTTCCAGCGGCTCACGGCCGTACATGGAATTGATACTCAGCTTTGCTCGCTGGTTGAGTAACGCTACGAAATTAGTAAGTTCTTTCATCGGATGTACCGTCCTCGGGGTGGTTTCCGCGATTTGAACGCGGCAATGATAACGATTGCGTTGAACACGATGGCTGCGCCAGCTTTGATCAAAGTCCAGTTCATTCGATAGGGGTCTCAAGGTTTTCTTCAGGAGTGGTGGTAGAAGGCTCGGCAATTTCGTCTTCGACTTCTTCGTCGAGCTCGGCTTCTACTTCTGGCGCTTTGGTTTTGTTTTTGCCACGCTGCTTGGCGTTAGAGTAACCTGACGCGGTGGCTTTTTTGACAGATTCAAGCCGTTCTTGTTCGGACTTGTGCTCGATCACCTGGATCTTACCGCCGTTTTTTACGAACGTTTCGATGTCCTGTTTGATCTGATCCGACTTAACTTGATTCACTTTGGCGAGGGTACGAGCTTCCATGGCAGTAATCCCATATTTCTAAGGCAAGAGTTTGGTGAGATACCGCTGTGGCGATAGGAGTTCCCATCGTCCACTGAAACGGCATGGTTTGAATAACGACGGTTCGGTTTGGAAGTCCGACAACGCCCCAGACATTATTGCCTGTTTTTGCGCGCCGGCGCATCCACTCCAGCTGCAGCTCTGAAAAGTCACCGCGAACAATGCCCGACCGCGGCATGCTGGTCAGGCGCTTGAATTCAATCCATAGGTCTGCTTTGGCACCGTCGTAGTACCGGTCAGGAGTGCCGTTCATTGACAGCGAGCCAAAAGTCATAGACTGGCTGTGCAGCTTGCCCAGCTTTTTGAGCTGGTTGTTGACGGCCTGGATGTGGGCTTTCTCGAGCATCAGATGTTCAGCGGCACGCCCGGGCCGACCAGCTCCTGCAGGGCTACCAGATAGGCGATCTGGTTGGCGGCGTCGTCGGCCGCATTGTGGGGAGTCCCTTCAAACGAGGGCGCCAGCCGGTAATCGGGGTCAAGAATGGCCCGAACGGTGCGGAAACAGCGCTCGTTGCCGTAAGACCACGGTTTCACGTGGAACAAATTGGTCAAAATCGGCAGGTCGAACATGGCCGGCGCTGCCCAGACCAGCGGATCGTACAGCTGGATAATGCCCTGCAGGTGCTCAAACAGGTGTGTTGGGTGGATGGTGGGGTAGGTATCGCCAAACACGGCGTCCTGAGCCTGCTTGGACTGCTTAGACCACCATTTGAGGGTGGAAGGGCAGATGTGGGCGTGCTCTTGGCCGTCGGCGTGTACGCCGTACGTGCCGTGAATCAGGGTTTCACGCTTGTCGAAGTCGTACAGCACCCAACCGATCTGGGTTACAAACGCCGTCGGTTGGGTCGACAGGGTCTCCAGATCGATCATCAGGGCGTAACGCTTGGGCTTTTTGGTGAAAAGCGTCGAGATAGAATCAGACATTGCCGGGATTCTCCACAATGTACCAGTCGTAGGCCGCCATGTCGCCATGGCTGGCCAGCCAAACGCCAACAGAACCGTCAGCGTAGCGCATGTCGTAGTGCGGCCGGTAGGTGATTTCAGTGCCTTCGGGGAAAATGCCCAGAAGGGGCGGGCGATTCACGACAAACGTCGATCCTGGCACTTTGAATACGAACATGCCTTTGCCGTTCCAGCCAGCGCGGGCCATGCAGAGCCCGTTATTGAGCATGTTCATGGCTTGTGAGAAGGTGTAGTAACCGTCAGAATTCACGTGAAACTCCTAAAAAAGCGGCCTGTTCCACGTGGAACAGGCCGGTTGGGGGAGCAAATACCGGCCAGAAGGGATGGGGGGCATCTGCCGGCGTGCTTGGGGCACAGCGCTCCCGAAAGGCTTAGGCGGCTTTGTCTTTGCCTTGGAGCTTGGCCAGCTTGGCTTGAGCCACCTGGACAGCGCCGTAGGCCGAGTTATGGACTTTCCGCGCTTGGCTGAGCTGTTCTGAAGCTTCTTTCAGACCCAGTTTCAGGGTGCTCAGATTGGCTTTGACATCAGCGATCTGGGCTTTCTTGGCGGCAGCGGCGGCTTTGGCTTTTTCAGCGGCAGCAGCGGCTTTGGCTTTTTCCTTGGCGGCTTTGTCAGCGGCTTTGGCTTTGGCCTTGATTTCGGCAGCGGACGGGCCGGCTTTCGGGACGCGTTTGGCGGCGCGCGGGGCGACGTTGGTGACAGCGGTATCGAGACTCATGGCTTATTTACCTTGTATTTTTGGGGAGAATTACCGGCGACGGCCGGCGGTGGTGCCACGGACGGGTGCCCGCGGTTTGGCTTTCGGAGCAGACTCCACAGCGGAGTAGTCCGGCTTGCGCATCAACAGGTCTTCGCATTCCGCACGACGGGCAAAATTTGCCGCATAGTCCGGGTTCGGGACCGGGTCGACGAACGAGATTGCCGCGTACGTGCCGGCGTTTTTGGCAGTGACCGATACGATCGCTTTGATCGGCGGGCCACCCAAGGAACGCATCACGTAGCCCACGAAGCCGTCAAACGATTTGATGGCGGTAGGCGGCAGCGACATGGTGTAAATCGGAGCAGACGGATCCAGGTGAGCTTGGTCGTCATTCGGGTCGAGCAGCAGCACGGCAAGTTCACGGGTGTTCTTGCAGGCTTTGCCTTTGCCGTTGGCTGCAGAACCGAATTGATTCAGTTCGCAGGTGGAGCACTTGTCGTTCATTTTTTCCGGCGACAGGTCGTCAGGCACCATGTCATTGAGCGACCGGCCGAGCGAGAAGCAGTCGGGCGGGGAAATGACGTTCGGGTTGTAGGCGCTGGCGTAGTAACGGTTGGCCGAAATGAAGTCGAGTACAACGACTTGAATTTCGTTGCCGAGCGTCTGCCCGTCAGGAAGTTCAATGTCGCCACTGGCTTGGAATTTGATCTTGTTGCCGGACGGCTGAGAGATCTGCGATTTCATCGCTGCGATTTCGTTGGCCAGTTCTGCGTCAACGGTTGCGATGGAAGTGTTGCCTGCACGCTTTGCAACGGCAGTGGAAGGGGCTTTCTTTGTTGCCATGTGACTTACTCCTTAGAGACTTTGCGGACGGAGAGCTTAACCTGAGTGAATTCGCCCAGACCAGGAACATCTTTGCCTTTGAGCGATTCTTTCATTTCAGCGTATGCTTTTGAAGAAATGCGACGCTCAAACAGGTGAAGCGCTTTCTTGCGGAGAACGAAAGTACAGAACGCTTCGTAATCGACAAGTTGGGGTTTGACGCTCCTGGTAATTGAAATTGTATCATATTTTCCGCGAAAAGCATCAAGACTTTGCGCTTCCATTGCGTTGATTAATTGCGATTCCAAATCGCGTTTTTCGTTCTCGATTTCTTCGACGGCTTTGTTGGCTTTTTCCAATTTGGCACGGATGTCATGCAGTTTATCGGCGAGATCGCCCAAGGCTGTGCTCATTTTTTTCTCTCAGGGTTGGTATGTTTGTTGTACGCGGTTAGCAAGCTCACTTTGTTGCCTTTAGTGAGCTTGAGTTTGTCCTGTTCGGACGGTTTGCCTTCGCTGGCTTGCTTGTAACCAAGCGCGTAGGCTTCGCTGGAAATGCGCTCGATCAGTTCATGTACGAATTTCCAGTCAGTTGCATTAAGCGACATCGGAATATTCCACTTTTCCTGTCCACGGGGCTGCCCAGTAACGCACGCCAAGCTCGGCGTACTCAAATTCAAATCCGCCGGCATAGCCGACCCAGCGTACCCGGCTTGCACCCGGCGGAATTACGACGGTAGCTACGGCGCTGTGGTCAATGCTCAAGTATGGCGTCGCGCCGGCAATAACGTCGCGGACGGCTTCGGCAATGTCGGGATAGCGGTCTTCGACTTTGCCTTTGAGCATGTCTTCCAGGTTTTCGACAAGATCGTCATATTTGCGCTTTTCCGTGGCAATCAAATCACGGCAGTCTTCACGGGCTTCTTCTAGTTCTTGACGCGCGAAAGTCAATGAATTTTCGAGATCTTCAATATGAGCAAGTAGGTCCGTTTTGGTCGGTTTTTTTGTAAGCATCAGTTAGTCCTCGACAAAAGTGATTTCAAGCACGTCAAAATTGTATACATTTTGGTCAGATACACTGATACGGTCACGTGCCCACTCACCGACGTGCGGGTTGTCACCACGGAAATCACCGCCGCCGCGTCCGTTACCTTCACAAGTCAGCAACGACAGCGGGTGGACTATCCACAGATCGAGTTCGTCTTTAGGAATAGCAACTGCCAATTTTTTGTCGTGGTTCAACACCCATTTGGCATCGACAGGTTTTTCACCGTATTGGAATGGCAGGATTTCTTCAGTTGCCAGACGGCGCTCTGCCAAAGCGTATAAATTGATCTGCGTATCAGGTTCATCGTCAGCGTAATCACCGGCCCAGACAACACGTTGCGGATTGTTAAACAGTGCATGTTCCATGCGTTGCATAACAGCGTTGCCAACATAGCTGTGTTCCATCAGCTTTAATCCGTTGTCGAACGCATGTGTATCAATAAACAGTGCAGGTTGATTATTCGCGTCCAGAATCATCGGTTTGTAATACTGTCCCATCGTTGGGCTCCTGTGGTTTGGTTGAATGGATGTCGAAAGCTTCTAAGATCTGTTCGTCAGTCAAATGGCCGAAGCCGTTAGCTTGTAAGAAAAGCACTGCCAAAGGCACGGTTCCAAAGACCATGGGGTTGTTGTTGTCGTCCAACAGGTATTCGTAACCGTTGATACTGACGCCGTCAATCGGCCGGCGAACCAAAAATAACTCTTGTGCATGGGAGTTCATTATTTATCGTACCTTTGTGAGATATGGGCATCCACCGCAATAGGCAGACCGACAGCCCATTCAGGGCTGAGACTCATAATCTCGTTGGTGAGTTTGAGTGCTTTGTCTGCGTAGCGGTTGGGAACAATTTGAACAATTTCGTCATGGGTGGACATGACGATCTGTGACCAGGGCATTGCGTCTTCAATCATTACCATCTGGTGGCCGATGACGGAACGAGCAAGCGCCTGCGTATTGTTTTCAACGATCAATCCGCCGTACAGCTTTTGGCGCAGCTCAGTGACGTCGCCGGTACGCTTGTTGACGGTGCGCTTGGTGACATACGTAAGATCTGCACCACCCTGCACACCGTCGTAGCGGATGTACGTGCCATCTGGCAACACGGTAATGCCGCGTTTGCCATCGCCTTGGTAAGTGACGAATTCATCATCAACACTGCGGCCTTGGATAAACGCGTCGGTCATCAAAGTCTGCTGGGTTTTCCAGTTGGTAACAATCTTGTGGTTGGCCTGTCGCCACGCGTTCACAATGGCGTAAGCTTCGTTGTCGCTAATATCAAGCGGGGGTCCAAACGCGCCGACACGCAGCATTTCAGCGTATCGCATTGCGCCGGCACCGTAACCGAGTGCCAGAACGGCAACCTTGCCGACAAAGCGTTCCAGTTTGTCTGCGGGCGTGATGGTGCGACCGTAAATCTTACTGGCAGCAAGGCAGTATACGTCTTCTCCGCGAGCGAACGCGTCGACGATGTCTTGCTGATACGCCGTGTACGCATTCATCCGGGCTTCAATCTGCGAGAGATCCGCGATGATAAGTTTGTGAGTGGAAGGAGCGTAGATAGCGGTACGCATATCGGAGCCCCGGGATAGATTCTGCCAGTTGGCTTTGTCACCGCCCGACCAACGGCCGGTTTTGGCACCCCAGTAGTTGAGATAAATCGGTTGTACGCCGTGCGTCGAGCGTACGGCCATGCGTTTGGAGCGCGTTTCGACCGTGCTGCTTTTAAGTGCAAAGCGAGCTTGTACCAGCGTGCGCAGCTCAGGGTCTTCGTGGGACAGCAGTTTCTTGAATTCCAAGTCGCTTTTGGACAGCGCCATGGCGTCTTTGCCGGTCGTTTTGCTGATTTTGTACGGGACGCTGTAGCCCAGTTCGTTCATCAGTTTGGCGAATTTGTCGTTACTGACCAGCTCGCCGGCTTCGATGGGGCGTTTGAATATTTTGCTGACTTCATCGACTTGGCTGGCTTTGCCTGCGATGGTGTCGTCGTGCAGCTTGCTGACCAGCTCGGTGTCGATCATCAGCCGCGGTTGCGCGTACATCTTGATCGTGGTGTTGATCAGCCGCAGTTCCTGGGGGATGGTGTGCGGCAGCAGACGGTCAAACAGGAACCAGCAGTCTTCGATGTCGTCACCGGCGTACGGAGCCAGTTCGGCATATTGCTTTTTAGTCAGCACGCGTATGCCGTCAACGTTGGTCAGCGCGCCGGCTTTCTGTTTAGATTGCCGGCCGAACGCTGCGCACAATGAGAACAAGCTCATGTTGACGCCGACGGGCATGACGGGGCGCGCCATGGATATGGTGTCGAAGTACGCTTTGGCTTTGACTTTGAAGTGCCGGCTGGCGATCAAGCCATCAAATTGAGCATGATGTGCCAGGATACCGGCGCGTTCCCAGTTAATACCTGCAGCCCAGATTTTGAATTGTGCCGGCGTCATGACGCGCGGCTTTGCCCAGCCGTTTTTCATGACGGCAACCATGTGCGCATTGAAGCGCTTGTCAAAGATGTATTCCGTAGTCGCCATGCTTTTCAGGGAATACTTTGACTTGGTGCAGTAGTAAGTTTCCCAGTCGATGCCGTAAATGGCGTCGATGTCAAACAGCTTCAGTACATCTTTAATTTCCATCAGTGATTTCCGTACCAGTTAGGTCGCAGTCGTCTGCATACATGCGTGCTATTGGGTTACGATCTTCAAACTTGCGTTCGTACAGCTCGACTTCAATGCCTTCTTTTTTACGGCGTATGTATACCGAAAAATTACCGACGCCAAGCCACATGCTGCAAAAATCGCTGCTTTCTGCTTGCAGGCCGAGGACTTCAAAATCGTTATCGCCAAGATGTTCAACTTTCAATTGACTTGACATACCATATCCCGTTGGTTGCTTTCGCTGAAAACCGTAGTATACCGTGTGTCCAGTAAACTTTCGTTAAAAGCGTTCAGCCAAAACGGTGGGTTGTTTTTGAACAACAGCTTGTGCTGATCACGGGTACCGTCGTTGTCGGACACATGGACTTCGATGGTGTTTTTGTGCTCAAGCCAGTTGCGTAAAACAGCTTGCGTGAACGGCATCGGTTTGAGCAGGTTGAGGTGCGACAGGTCGAGCGCCACAAAGAACCCGCAGTCGTAAACTTTCTGATAGGCTTCCCAGGTGTCCATGTGCTGCGGCTTTGCTGCCAGCGGGTACAGGCCTTCGATACCGACAGGGATGTCGTTGAACAGCTCTTGAATACGTGCGACGTTGTCAAGCATCGTATTAAAATCACAGTTTTCTTTGTACCCTGCGTGCAGCGTGTACGCCGGAGCGCCAAGGCGTTTACTGATAAACGCCATCTGCTCAAAGTACGGTTTGGTCATGTTGAAGTCGTCGCTGGCATCCCACTTGACGATGTGCGGCAGCACACGGACGTTGGCGTGCAGCCGGAATTTTGTGTTAGGGAATGTTTCAAGCAGCTGATCGACCAGTTCTTCGTCAACAAAGCCACGGTTTTGCGGGCAGAGCTGCATGTGGTCGGTGTAAATCGGCCCTAGCAGATCTTCACGTGTCGGATTTTCATGCAGAAGCTTGACAGCTTCATACATGAAAATGCCAGGAAGTGATGCGGTTGACGCGTTAAGCCGTTTTTGTGCCTGCACGTTTGCGCTCCTTACGAACGAGTTTGCATCCTGGCCATTTATCGACGGTATCGAGAACGGTGTCTTCGCGTTGCTCGTATTGGTACATGTTAAAGCTGCGTTCGCCAGTAGTCAGATCCAGTTCCCACGATCCGCCACCGCCGTCGTTGTTGTACCAGTCGTGGCCGCTGTCCATGGCTTCGCCATGTACGAGATCTTCGATGAATTCATCGACGTTGTTAAACGTACGGACTTCAGTGTACTTTTGCTGTTTCATCGGAAACGTGCCATTAAACACGTAACGGACTGGTTCAGCTGTGCAGGTAATCGGAAACGCGACGTGGTTGAACATCGTCAGTTTGCCGATTGTGTAAGTGTCTGACGGGTCTTTTGTCATTCCCCACTTTGGCATTTCGTCGACGATTTCTTTACCGTCTTTGTCGTAGTATCCCGGACGATTGATGTCGCCGCTGTCGCCGCCACCTTGGAAAGTGACTTCGATGCGGACAACCGGCGTGCCGGTAAAGATTTGTTTGATCAGTTCACGTTGCTGCTTGGTAATAGGCATGCTAAGTTCTCACTATTTATAGATCCCTTTGATCCATCGACGCATATCTACGCGGCGATTTTCAAAAGTACGGTAGTCGGAATGTGATCCAGAAAACGTAAATCTTTTTTCGCGGCCGTCTGGACTTCGACAGCAAACATGGATGTGTCCTCTGTGAATGTAACGTTCAAGCACAGTGACGTTGAATTCTTCAAACAGCTCGTCAAGTTGTTTGAAGTTTTGCTTTATTGTGGTCATATTTGCTTTATTGTGGTCATAGACGGCCGATGCCCTGTCGATAACGTCGGTTTCAATTGCTTCGTCCCAGTCGTTCAGTCTGTCGTCGACAAGATTATCGAGAATGCTGACAAGCGTTTCCAGGCGTTCTTCGTTCAGCTCGTACCCGTATTTTTCACTGAGCATGCTCCAGAATACGGGGCCGTTCGGGTCTTCGTCTTCGTCGATGTCCAACTCGTTAAACTCGCTTTCCAGCCAGTATTCAAGACTGGCTAAACCGTCTGACAAATCGCTTTGCTCAGAAAACGTAATGGCCGGCTTGTCAGTGTTGGCAAGCTTGATGCTGATGTCTTTCTTGACAGGAAAGTAGCTTTCGTCGTCGTAGTATTGATCGTTGACCCAGTATACGATGGCACCGCTTTGGCCAAGGAACGTGTACAGACCGAGCATGTGCAGTTCAAGACGTTGCTTTTTCAGCTCGCGGATTTCGGTCGTCAGCCGGTGAAGCTCGACGTCGATGCGTTCAAAATCATCCATTGCGTTCTCCTTACGCGGCTTCCAGAGCCAGCTGCATGATGCGTTGTTTGATGCGCTCGCCTTGGCCGAACCAAGCGCGGTCGAGTTTGACATCCGGGCTGCGCCGGGACGTGTGATCGACGTCGTAGGTTACAACATTGACCAGTCCCCAGAGCGTGCCGTTGGCGCTGTCAGTGCGCGCGCCTGGGGCGGCTTGGCTGATCTTCCAGGTGCGTTCCAGCAGCTTTTCCAGACGCTTGGTATTGTCGCCATTGCGTGTGAAGTCGACGACTTCGTCAGTTTTGAGATCGAAGTACGCCTGCAGCAGCAGGTTGACGGACTTGTCGGCGTCAACTTTGGCTTGCGAGAGCTTCTTGGTTTGGTATTGGAATTCAGACCACGTCGGGCCGATGTTGAGGTCAAGTTTGACCTGTGACGCGTCGAATTTGGTACTGTGCGGCACGGTAACGTTGGCTTTGCCTTCGGCGCGCGCCATGGTCAGCGTGTTATTGCACACGACACGGACGCTGGTGAACCGCGCTTGCGTCGCCATCGAGCTGTCGTAGCTAGTAGCAAGCAGCAAATAGCCTTTCATCTTGTCGTCCGGGTCGAGGTTGAATGCTTCGTTGGTGTTGGCCAGTGCCCAGATCTTGCGACCGCCCCGCAGCGCACCGACGACTTCGATTTGGAAGCCGTAATCGGACACCAGATCACGGTAGAATTCGACAACTTCAGACGGCTGTACGACTTGATACTTGCTGCCGACCACGCTGAGCGCGTCGCCGGTGTCGCTGCGGTGCAGCACAAAGCTGCTCGGGTCGGTTTTAGTGGTCCTTTCGCTGCCAAACGGCTGGCAATCGTACAGCACCGGCGTTTTGATTACGTCGTAATCCAGGCCGGCTTTGACGCGAATGTCTTCCAGACTGTCATCGGGAAGGATGTTTTCGCCGAGTCCGTGCCACGGTACAGCGCCACGGAATGCGATGGCCGCTTGGCCGGTAGTCATATCAAGTTCATGTGCCATGTGATGCTCCCAGTTGAGTTAAGTGCAGAAAAACAGTTCACCGTTGTTTGCCCACGTTTTGACGCAAGCGTTTTCAACGATGGTAACCATGCTGCCGTTGATCAGTCCGTTTGCGTAATATTGTGCATACGGGTCGCTGTTGGTTTTCAACGCAGCCAGCACAGCTGCGTTGTCGACGATTGTGCAGCCGATGATCGGCGTATGCGTAAACGCGATACGCACGTCAGGGTACATCGGCAGCAGTTTGCGGTAATATCCAGGCGCGGGGCGTTCCATCACGCCACCGCTTCTTGATATTTTTCAGACGGAATTTTAAGCGCAGCTTTCAACGCAGCGATTTGCACAGACGGCAGGCCGGTAGTTGTTGACGGCATGTTTGCCGGTTCAAGCTGCGCAGCGAGTTCGCGCAGCTCAGGAAACGCTTCGTACAGCTTGGCGAACGTCGTACAGCTTTCAACAAACGAGCTGATTTGGCGTTTGATGTCGTCGTGGCGTTCTTCTTTTTCAAAATGCTTGCGAGCAAAATCAAGAACGGTGTTTTTCATGTCTTCAGACAGATCGATGCAGTCTACCCAGTAGCTTCCGTTACTGGGCCACGGCGCGCCGTACGCGCAATTGTAATAGATGGTTTGGTTTGGATAACCAATGCTTGAAAAACCGGTAAGCCGTAAGTACATCTGATTGTCGAGCATTTCCGGATCGTAGTTGTAGATCTGTACGACGTGTTGATAGACGCTGCCCCAGAGATATTCCGAAATCTTTTGCAGCAGCAGCCCGGCTTCGCGTGTAAATTCGATTTCTTCTTCACCAGTTGCTCTGATAATCAGCGTGTTTTTGATGTCTTCTTTCATCGTTTTGGTTAAACGTACAGATGCCATGTCATGCTCCAAAAGTGCGCGCTTCCCAAGCAGCGCGAATTGCGTCATGATCTTCCTTGGGGAAGTTGTCGAGAATGCCGTTGGTTTCGATGTCGCTACCGGTAAAGCCGCCAAGACAATCAGTATTACCGGTTTCGTCAGTCCATTCGATCAGCCAGTTATTACCTTGCATCCAGTCGTCGTAGTGTTTGATAAAACTACGCATGGCGTCGAGTGCGTCGTCAGGGCGTTCGTATCTGCAGCCGCTTTTTTCAAGCGAGTCTTTGGTGTAATAAATCGCGCCGACGATACCACTGTCCCAACGGCAGCTAAACGGCGTGGTGCTGATCGTTTGCCCGCTGTGGTCATACATGTAGACCGTTAGGCAGTCAATAACGCCAGGAATAAGCTCACCGCTGAATGGATTGTCGTCAACCCATGGCGATACGGCGTCTTTGTGCCCGCCGGTGTACCGGCTGTGATTGAAGAAAAACAGAAACGGGCTGTACCCGCCATCATTGTGTACAGCGCACGGGTTATCCGCCCACTGGTCTTGTAGGATTTTAAAAGTGCCGGTCATAGCATCCTCAGTCTTTGAGTAAGTCGAGTAAATTCATCATGCGGTCGTACTTATCGTTAAGACGTGCGTAGACTTTGGCTTCGACAGTGCCTTTGGCTTCGATAAGTATGGTGTTAGTGGCTTTATTTTGATCGCCACGGTAAATACGGTGGATAGCTTGTTTGAGCATATCCGCTTCGTATATTGGTGAGCTGATGATCGTGGTAGTACCACGGGTCAGCGTCAGGCCATGCGCACCGGTACGCGGATGCAGCAGCAGCGTTTGATATTTGCCGGCTTGGTAGTCGGCGACGATTTGCACGCGCTCAGCTGTTTTGACGTTACCGTCAATGATGGCGAATTTGATGTCGCGTTTCTCGAATTCTTCAGCCAGCATGTCGCGCTGGTGCTTCCAGTTGAAGAACACAATGCTGTGGTCACGTTCTTCAACCAGCTCGGCGATCAGCTCATAACGGCCGCGATCGATGACGACGTAGTGGCCGTCTTCCTGCCCGCTGTAGACTGCACCGGACGCAATTTGCAGCAGCTTGGTACGCAAGCTGGCGGCATGCACGGCGCTGATACCTTCGGACTGCAGCATGCAGTTCATGCGCATTTCTTCGTAGCGTTTCCAGGCGTTTTTGGTCAGGTTGAACGCCCTGGTGCTGCGATGGTTGGCCGGCACGTGCGACATGACGGTTTCAAAGTCGTGGCGCACGGTCATGGGCGCCAGAATCTCGCGGATGGCGATGTCGGCACCGGGTTTGTCGTCCCAGCGCACGTGCTCAGGCTTGGGTCCGATCTGCGTCGGCTGCTGGACTTTATTGCGTAACGCTGTGTAGCTGGTACCCAGAGAACGGCCGCCGTCAATGATTTTGGTCGGGTGAAACAGTTCCATGACTGTGTTCGGCGTTGGCGTACCCGTCAGCAGGCGTTTGTGAGTAAAGCCTTTGCTGATTTTCTCCATGGCTTTGGATCGTTTGCTTTGCGGGTTTTTGAACGCGTTGGACTCGTCAATCACCAGATGGGTGAAGTGCTTGAGGTACGGCGTAAATTCCTTGGCGGTCAGCTCTTTGACGCCGTCGGTATTGATGATAACGACGTCCGTTTGCAGCGTGAATGCGTCAAGGCGCGCGCCGGCGTAAGCGTAAGAGACGGTCAGTTTGGGTGCGTATTCTTCGATGTCTGCGCCCCATGCGGTTTGCATAAGGGTCTTGGGCGCGACGATCAGCATGCGTTTGCGGGTTTTGCACTCTGCAAACGACTCGATCTGCACACGGGTTTTGCCAGTACCAGGGTCGGAGAAATCGAATCCGCTTTGGACTTTGCTGAAGAATGTAATCGAATGGTCTTGATGTTTCCAGCGTGGCTTATTGGACATTGGACTTTGCTCTAAGTAATTAAGGGCCCCGGTACAGCGGTCAGGGGGGCGAGGTCTGGTTGATCCGTATGACGGGGGAAGTCGTCACGTCCGCTTGTTTCTCGGAATAGGCGTTTCCGAGATCCGAATCCCGGTGGAAGAATCAGGCTTTCGCCTGCCCCAGACGCCGTTCTAGGGATGAAGTCTTCACCGAGAATATAACATGAAACACCCGGTTTGCCCGCCGGGTACGGGTACGTTTCAGTGGCCCTACCACTTCACGTTTGGTCACGCAGTCGCACGGCGATACTCGGCACACGGATGTACGGAGTTTCCCAGCGCCCACGCTTGAATCCGTGGTCAACATACCGTTGGGGAAGCCGAAGATACTCCTTTTCGTCAATCCCCAAGAAACTATGATACACGAAACCGTTTATCAAGTAACTGGCATGTTTTGCTTTGCTTTTGAGCTGCACGTCGACAAAGACTATGTTCACGTTACACCCCTACAGGACAGACACCAAGTTCACGTGGCCCGTACGGACAGTACCGGCACGTCTGCTTTGTTGGATTGGGGCGGAAGTGTTTGTCGTTGTATAGCTTCTGAACGCGCTGATCGAAGTGATCAACGAATTTCAGAGCCCGATCTTTGTTGTAGTTGATGGCTTTGACGTGGCCTTCGTCAACGTACCAGAGCTCGGTACGGATGAAATCGAAGTAAGGAAATTTGAGCGTGGCGCAGGCTGCATACAGCTGCGTCTGCTGGATGTGCTCGATGGCTTTGTACATGGACTTGCCGGACTTGTAATCGCCGACGATCAGCGTGCCGGTGTCGTCGTCGAATACAAGAAAGTCGAGCTTTGACCAGAGCCAAACGTCGTCACGGGAGCATTCAAACCAGTCTTTGTCGAAGAACCAATTGTCTTCGGCAGTGGCCTGGTTATTGGCGTACAGCAGTTGCAGGTTTTCCAGCGCCGGCTCAAACACATCGAGCTTTTTGGCTTCGTTCTTTTCCAGAGTCTCGGTGCCTTTGACGTAGGCTTCTAAGTTGTTATGGATCCGGTTACCGCGTTCCATGGGGTTGTCAGGCGGTCGTTCCGGTTCGGGAATGCGGTCAATGTATTGGAGTTTGAAGCGGAAAGCGCAGGTCTCGTACTTGGTGAGTTTGCTGAAAGACCAGTTAATTGGCTTTGCTTCAGTGGACATGCGCTTGCTCCAGTTTTTCGTCCGTTTCTACCAGTGTCGCTTTCCCTTTCAGGTTGTTGCGCAGGTATACATTGAACAGGGTGTGTATTCCGTTGGGTTTCAGCTGATACTCACGGGCTTTGACGGCGGCTTCTTGCGGGCTGGCAGCGCGCAGATCGATCGCCCAAATCACGCGGTATTCCGTTTGATCGTCGTCGTTAAATTCTTCAGTCACGGGTTACACCACGCAGTTTGACGACTTTGTCGGTCTTGTCAGTCACTTCGATTGGGAATTCCGGCGCTGTCCAGTTGACCATGATGCCACGATGGCGCTCGGACGGTTTACCGGGCATACGATGCTGCCGGTCAACGTCAAGGCCAATGGCTTTGTAGTGGCGTTTGCGCCAGGTCTTGCTGTCTTGGAAATAGCGGTTGTCGGTAATCAGCGTGCGGAACAGGATGAACACCTGTTCTTCCGTGAGCAGCATGACTTCGCCTTTCTCAGCATTTTGCTGGCACTGGGCAATTAGCGACTTGTAAATCAACAACGGGTTGAAACGGTTGTGGAAGTCAGCCGCGGCTTCATTGTCAGACGGCGTCCGGTCGATGAAGAATTGCAGGTCGCCATGGATAATGGCTTCGGCGATCAGCTGGTTAATGCCGGTAGTGGCTTCGTGAATGTCGACTTTGGCTTGGCTGTCGATCACTTTTGACGCTGCGATGCGGTCAACCGGCCAACGGTGCAGAACGTCGGCGAAAGCGTCCAGCTCAGTACCCTCAGACAAGGCGTACAGCTCGTTGGGAGTGTATATGATCTTGTTTTCTTGCCGGTTGGCGATGTTGAAACGGCGGTCGTCGTCGGTGATATTGACTGGCGTGCGCTCGTTGGAGTTGAAAATGAAGTTGCTGTAGCTCGGTGCTGCGTAGGTTTTGATGCCTTTCTGGTTGATCTCAATCGGGCTGTCAGTGATCCAGTGCTTGAGCTTGGCCATTAAGTCGGAGTGGTTGTCGACCGCTTTGGTATCGGATTCTTCAAATACTACGAACAGCGTGTTCTCAAGGAACGCGTTGAATTGGTTGGTAACCTGCCCGAATTGCACGACTTTGACGTGCTCAGGGCCGAACAGCGGTGTCAGCACGGCGCGGATGAACATGGACTTACCCGTACCAGACGCGCCGTGCAGCACCCACGCAGCCCCGCTTTTGGAGCGTGTCTGGAAAATAAACGCCAGCCAGTTGATATAGTGAATCAGCAGGTCGTCGTCTGGGTTGCCCAGCATTGACCGGATGGTTTTGTTTATGGCCGGCGGGATTTCGTGCAGTTTGGAAACGCTTTCAGTGGTTTTGGGTTTCATCATGTAATCCGAAGCGCGAAACGTGTTGATCAGAGTACCACCAGGCATGTATTGAATGTCGCTTTGCGGGTCGAATACGACTTCCACGTGGGGCAGAAAGCCTTTGTGCGGAATGCTCCACTCGTTGAGCCAGCCTTTGGCGGGCGTTTCGCTGGAGTTGTTGAGATCCAGTTTGCGGGTGACTGGCGAATACTGCCCGATGTAAACTGCGGACGAACGATTTGTTGCGTAGAACGCAAAGACGTCAGCGTCTTCGTCCAATGGCGCTGACGCTACCGTTTTTGGGGCGGTTTTTTTTAATGTTTTGTAGAGCTCCGGCGCAGCTTCGTCCGTACGTAAGAACGGCTCGCCTTTGAAATTGCCGATAAGGCCGGGATTTCGCAGGTCGATGTAATAAGCGTAGCTATCGCCCCCATTGAGATTGAACCGGAGAAAGTGTTCACCTGACTGGCGAACACCATGAACCTCGCATTCAGCGGCATCCAGCATGACTTCAACGCCGTTATGCGTTTGGATATTGTAGTCAAGTGGCGGCTCGTTGAGTTTCGCACGGAGTTCATTGATCTTTACTCGGATGTCATGATGGGTGATGGCTTCAAACAGCGGTATCGCAAGCGATGGCGTCTTTTTCTTGACCAGCGTAAACGCTTTGTCTTTGCTGATTTTCGGTGTGAAACCGGCGCAGATTGGTGGCGCGATATAGATGATTTTGGAGCAGTCCGCGACAGTGCGATCCAACGGCCAACGCAGTGCTTGCAGCGAGTCAGTCAGTGACAGGCTTTTGGCCAGTGCAGGTACTTTGAAGTTCAAGTGCTCAAACCATTGCTTGAGCACTTTCTCCGGCACCGGCGTTTTCAGCAGCATGAAGATGTGGCCAGACCAGTGTGTCGTGTCAGGTTTGAACATCGACGCAGATGGCTGCACGATGTAGCTGACGTTCTGGCACGTGTCGGGCAGGTACTTTTTAACCACGTCTTCATGGTCTTTGGCATCGACTTTGTCGAAGTCAAAGCATACCCAGGTGCGGTCATTCTTGATCGTCTTGCCTGCACGCGATTCATCGACCAACGGATGCTGCAAGTGACCGCTGAACAAACAGCGATTGTGCTTTGCAGCATCGATCAGCGCTGCATGGAAATCCTGCAGCGTTTCGATCTCTACGTTATGGGAAGTAACCCGACTGACAAGCGGATAGGGCTTGCTGATAAGTTTGCCGTTTTGGATTGCGAATGTCTTGGTAAGCGGAACGCGTGCGCTTAAAAAAACCAAGTGCATAGATAATTCCTGAAGTGAAGTTGATGGATAGGGCCGACATTCATTTTGCACCTATCCGAGTCGTTTTGCAACGGTTACCCCATCACGGGAAGCGTGCCTTGTACGGCTTCAATTGCCGGGTTAACGAAACCTTTACTGTTGCCAAGAGCAAACAGCGCGCCCGGGCCGTTGCCTTCGTCGTCTTGCGACGGCGCCCAGATGTCGCCGTTGTCGAGCTCGACCCAAAGTGCACCGTCAAACGCAGTGTCTTCAAGGTCATTGGCTTTGATTTCAGCGCGAGTGGGATACCAGGCTTTGACGATGGTGCGGCCGACGAGCGCATCTTTGGCGGCGTCAGACCAGTATTTCAGGCGTTTTGCAGGGGTGGAAAGATCAGCAGTCACGGATTGCTCCCAGAGTTAATTGGTGGTGGTCCACACCGTCGTGCGTTCGATGGTGTGATAACGGGTGAAAACACGGATACGGCGCACGTCGGTATTGGCTTTAAGTTCGTTGAGCTTTGTTTCCAAATCCGTATCAGTTTCGATACGGATCAAACCGCCGTCGCTGCCACGATCGCCGGCGTACTGGACTTCGATGATGGCCGTACACATGGCTTATTGCTTCGCTTGCTTGGCGTCGAAACGATCGTCCAGGAATTTGATGACTCCAGCCAATTCTTCTTCGCGCTGTTTGATCATCGCTTGGACTTGCTTGGTTTGGAATTTGCGGGCTTTCAGTTCTTCGATGGCTTGTTCTTCAAGAACAAGTACAGCATCGATTTCTTGATTGTCCATGTATTCGATGTTGTTGCCGTTGAGGTAATAGCGTTGTTCAAATTTCATGGATTGTTCCTTGGTGGTGGGTGAAACGGTGGGTAAAAGGGTTACTCCGTAAATAAAATTACGTGTGAACGGTGCTTGTTGAGCAGTTCCGCCAGACCAATAGCCGGACTTTGTGCATTGAAGTAAAAGATCGTTAGCTGTTATTTTTGGCTTTGAAACACGCGTTGATACGGACTGGGGAGAGTTGGTAAAGATGTCTGAGTAATACCACTCAATCGTGCCATCACGATAACAAAAACCGTATTTACACCCTGTACAATTGTCAGATACGTATACGTCAGTAGTGAAAGCTTTTGTTCGACTGCGCATGAATGCTTCTAACGCTTCTATGTTGTCGAACGACGCCGCTTCGTCAACCATACCGATGTTAGAAAAATGGAATACAAATGCTCGTGCTACTGGTGTGGTCATGTTTTACTCTCGTATTTGGCTAGGATGGAGTTAAGAACAAGAAGGTCAACAACTAGGTATGTGGCATTAGGCTTTATCTGACTACGCAACTCCGCAATCAGCGCGGCCTTTTCTGCCAGAAGTTCTTTCTCGCGGGCTTCGGCAATGTCGGCTATGTCGCTCTTGGCATAATCGTATCCGCAATGCTTGTTGCTTCCGTCGCGTGATATATCATCATACGGATTCGGCAAAGACAAAATCTGTTCACGAACACCCATCACGCACCGCCTTTTAATTCAACATAGCTTCTACATGTTTCGCTGTCATCACTAACGGCAATTGGCGCGTTAGGTTTTCCCCACCACTTTTCAGCCTCTGCCTTCACCTTATCTGTGAGCATTAAAGGACAGCTTGCGTTTCCACAGGCCGCATTGCAGAATGTCATATCTCTAAAGCACATCATCACGCACCGCCTTGCAGATAGGCGCGAATGTCGCGGAGTAGGATTTCTAAATTTTCGCCATCGCCTACTTCATCAATTCTGCCTATTAAATCATTCCGCTTCATGGCATCACGCAACGCCACGCGCTCGGCATCGGCTTTCGGCACAAACGGCAACAGCGTGTCATGCGGAATCGGCTTGCCAGTTGCGCTTGCTGAAAGGTTGTCAAGGACGGGAACAAGGTTAGACTGTCCGTTCCATAGCGCACCGACAACTTGATAGACTTCGCCACACACGGCACAGCCATCGGCATCGGCTTTCGGTGGGCGGGCGTAGAGAAGACTTCCATCTTCAATGTCGCAGAACCAAAGGAAAAGCCCTGCTTTGCCGTCATTCATGCGTTGCATTTCGGCAGTCATTTTCATGCCAACAGGCTCGGCATCGGCTTTTGTTCGTGTGGTGACAATGTAAAACACTACTTCGTCAGGGTTGATGTTGTTTTCTGCGTATTTTCCAGTAATGGTCATCATGGCTTGGCCTCGTATTTGTCAAGAATTGCGTCAATGCGGTGCGCGTCAGTTAGGTTGCACCAATTAAGCCCGCTCAACTCAGCAATCAGCGCGGCCTGTTTCGCCCTTTCTTGATTCAGGTCAAACTGGTATTCGGTTGCTGTGAACAGCACTTTGTTTTCCAGTTCGGTAATTTTCGCCAAAAGTTCTTTCTCGCGGGCTTCGGCTATGTCGGCGGCTTGTTTCAGAGCAATGTTAAACCCTAACTTATTCGGCGGGCAGGGTATCGCCATAATCTGTTCACGAACACTCATAACGCACCACCTTTTGAAGCGCGACCAAAGAAAAACGCGCAACCTGTATAAAGCGCGGCGGCAAGCGAATATTTATAGTTTCCGCCTGACGCGCCAAGCGCGGTAATTGCTTGGAAAAAAAACACAATAGTAAATAAAACGAACGGGTATATTTTCATCACGCACCGCCTTGCAGATAGGTATGGACGGCCCATAACACTTCTTCGGCATCTTGAAGTGGGTTCTCTGTGTCGCCCTTGAGCCATTTGTCAACATCGGCCAACAACGCCACGCGCTCGGCATCGGCCTTCGGAAATATACCTTGCTCAATTAGCCATTCGCCCATTGCTTCGCGCTCGGCATCTTTCGGCATGGCTAGGGCTTCTTCCACGGCTTCCCATTGCGCTAATGGGATTTCAACACAATCACCCATGTCAAGCGAATTGCATTTCATCAGCGCCTGTTCAATCGCTTCATTCCTGTTCATGTGGATTCCTTTGTGGCTTCAAGCATGGCTTTGTAAACCGCTACCGCCAAGCCAATATCTTCATGCTCAGTTTCGCCATCACCATAAAGTGCGCCAGCCAAACACATAGCCCTTGTCGGCTCTCTAGGCACAATCACCAAGCCCTGCGACTCGATACGGGCAAGGACGGCTTGCTCGGTAGCGTCAACAACGGCTGTCTGACTATGTGAGAGAATGCAATTGCGGCGGTCAATCGCCATCTTTTCTTCGTGTGTCATCGGCACATATGCGCTCATTTTGCAAATCCTTTGGCCAGGGCAGCTTTAATGTCATCGCGTGCTGTTTCACTGTCACCGTACATGGCCCACAGACGTGTGCCATCATTACACGTAACGCGCAGCGGCTGCAGATCTAGGATAGCCGTAATCACGGCTTCTTCGTCGAACACGGGCGTAGCTATGGCGGTAACGTGATCAACAACAGCACGCAGGCCGGCAGCGTGGGATTCAGTTTTGGCACCAATGCCAAAACGGCGCGAGAATTCCAGGCGTGCTGTGTAATACAGA